AAAAGCGTATTAACCCCGACTTTGTGACACGAAACAGGGAAAATTGCCCCCACTCTGTGACACAGAGTCAACCCAAGAATTTACAAGTTAAATCAATAAATCAAGTTAAACAATGACCCCAAAAACAAAAGCAGAGATGTTGGTTCTCCAAGTCAAAATGACTTTAATGGATGAAGACACAGATTGCGGGAATGAAGTTTTATGCAGTACGATTGCTAAGAAAATTGCTTTGCTCAACACTCAAGGTCAGATTGACTATTGGACTGAAGTAAAACAAGAGATTGAAAACCTTTAACACCAACGAGAAATGAAAAAAGATAAAGGTTGGTTAATACTGCCAATGATTGCGCTTATTAGTCGTGGCCTCGCCCGGACTGGTACGACACCCCGCAGTGCGGATGTATGAATCATTTCGTTGACGTCAACAAAATGGTCAAAACCTTTAACACAAAAACCAAATGAAAATAGTAAAAATTGGCTTGCAAGAATGGGCAAGTGAAGACCTCAAGGTTACCAAGTTCCGGAACGGTGAGGACATCCCATTGGTGACAGATAAAGAAGAATGGGCTAAACTTGAAACAGCTGCCTATTGCATCTCACCCAACGGACACTATCTGTATAATTGGTACGCCGTGAACGACCCGCGCGGGCTTGCTCCTGAAGGTTTCCATGTGCCTACAGATGCGGAGTGGACGGAACTCATTGATTTTTTAGGAGGAGAGGAGGTCGCGGGTGAGAAGATGAAAACCAGTGTGTGGAAGGGTACCAACAGCAGCGGGTTTTCCGCGTTGCCCGGTGGCGACCGAAACAACTACAATGGCGCCTTCTACAGTGTAGGCGACTACGGCGGTTGGTGGTCTTCTTCAGCCAATGGTACCAGCCTCGCTTGGTACCGCTACTTCTACTCCGACTATGACGATGTCGGTCGGTACTACGACTACCTACGATACGGCTTCTCCGTCCGTTGCTTAAAACCCCCACAGAGTGACACCAACGCCCCTATGTGAAACTAACTAATTAAAAGACAATGAGTAAGAAAACTGAGAAGAGCGACAGAAAGAAAGCCTTGATTGACATCATAGAAACAGACGAGGCGAATGGCCTATACGAAATGACTGAAAAAGAAAAGTTGCGGGTGGTTAGTAGGTGTTTTGAGAATGTCATCTGGATGGCAATTCGTTATGCCGACGGAAGGTTCACCTACGCACCAAGTGTGGTTAGGGACGCTGTAAAAGCATACAAGTCAGTCCATCCAGAGTGGAATCCAAGTCCAGACATAACCATAAAACCCCCAGCAGAAAAAGATGTGAGCAGCCTTCTCATCCCCGGTGATTACTTATACGACTTAGTTAACCCTAAAAACAATCAACAATGAGCGAAAAACTTCTTGACTCGGTACGCAATAATCTTGCGACCTTTACGTTAGCGATTATGTGCATCTCCTTAATCTTCACCGCCGCACAAGTGGTGTCATACCTGAAGGCAGAAGAACGAACGAGGCAGAACACCAGCGAGTTGGATGTAATGTCGTACACACACGATGGTGTAGAGTACATCGTGGCTCGTGCAGGAGACGGAATCTTCATCATGAAACACAAAGACGCAGAGTAATGGAACAGAACACCATTTTAAGCCAAAAGAATGTCCTCCTGATAAACGACATTGTAGAAGGATACAGCCGTGTCATGTGGAAGCGAGTGCTGAAGAACATGATAAACAGCACCCTCGACGAGTTCTACAATCGAACAGGGAAGCCACGCGACAACAGCCGGATGTCTGAATCAGTTAAGGCTCGCGCTGCAATTGGATGCGCCCTGACAAACAGATTCCGAATCATCGACGTAGCGGACTGCATGGGGCAGCACCACGCCACAATCATTCACCACCGCAGGAATCATGAGTCCAATCTTGAGTATTGGAAGGGATACAGAGAGGTGTACGAGGCAGCCAAGTTGGTGATGAGTACAATGCCGTTCGCCGATTCATTGGAGGCACCAAAGTCAGAAAACGATGACTGGGTAAGGTACTTGAGAGCGCAGAAGGACTTGATACAGAATGTGAGCCCTAAGAAGATAGTCATGGATGTCATCAAGGATGACTTCACCAAAGAGAAGGCTCAGTTGTTCGATGAAGTGTTGTCTAAGATTCAGTCAGGGGAGAGTCCGACTGATGCCATCAACGAGGTCATTAGAGAAGCCATTAACAAAAAAATAGTACAATGATTTACTTCGATTTGCTTGACTTAGAGGTGTCCAAGAGAACATTCAAGTTCTCAGTCGTGGAACTTGGTGGCCTTCAGTTTGGCCCCAGAGCACTGCTCTCGTTCACATACATCGCCGCCTTAAACGGACGGAAGTACATGGAGTTTCAGTTCATGTTTGTAAAGTTCAGTAGGTACTGATGGCATCGAACTACGTGCTTATGGCGTCGATAAGTCGTTCCGGTATAACCTTCCCCATTGGAACGTTCAGCGACAGAGATGCAGCCATAGTCGCCATAAAAAAGTTTGTTGATGTACACGGGGAATCGGTAGATTTGTACACCTACAAGTTTGAAAACAACAAGGTAGACCTGAATTCACCACCAATTAAACTAACAAAAGATGGATAAGACGATTTTGAATGAAGACTTGCAGTGGGGGCAACTTGAACTCAACGTTGTCCGCTGGGCAGGCGAGAAGGGCATCCTTGTAAGAAGTGCAGCCCCCAAGCAGATGATAAAGGTTGTCGAGGAGGTTGGCGAATTGGCAAGAGAGGTGCTCAAGAGCGAGCGACAGATTGCCCCAAGGAGAGAGTTAAAGGACGCTATAGGTGACGTGCTGGTGACAATCATCATCCTTGCGAATCAGTTGGGGTTAGACCCTGAAGAATGCTTGGCGATAGCCTACAACGAAATCAGTGGGCGAACCGGGAAAACAGTGAATGGAGTTTTTGTTAAGGACGAGGCACAATAATTTCGAGGGTCTTGCGTTATAGAGTAAATCAGGGGCAACCCACAATTCAATCAACCATGAGTATCAACTCAAAACTTCTGGCGATTCAGTCAGAACTAAAGGCCCCCAAGGGGCAGTTTAATGCCTTCGGCAAGTACAAGTACCGGAGTTGCGAAGACATCTTCGAGGCTGTCAAGCCGTTGCTCAAGAAGCACGAGGTGACGCTGGTGATGAGCGACTCGATTCAGTTTGTCGGAGAGCGTGTTTATGTACACACTCAGGCTACGCTGTCTGATGGTCAGCACTCAATCACTGTCAGTGGATGGGCACGAGAGGAGGAGGACAAGAAGGGCATGGATGGTAGCCAAATCACAGGGGCTTCATCGTCTTACGCTCGTAAGTACGCTCTCAACGGGCTCTTCCTTATCGATGACACCAAGGACAGCGATGGTACCAACACCCACGGGCAGACGGAAGAGAAGCCAAAGGCCAAGCCCACCAAGGCTGCACCTCAGCCGGAGCAGGAGGAACAGGCTCAACCATCCACAGGTGCATCCATCATGGATAAGGCTGTGAACTACATGAAGTCGCAGACCAATCGTCAGAAGGCATACGACAACGTCATGACTCACTACGGGGGGCAGTTGACCGAGGCACAGAAGACCGCGCTGAAAAAGTTCATCCGATGAAATTCAACCTATCAAAAGCCCTTGAGGAGCGGTATGGTAAGCCGCACCTCTCCTACTCCAGCATCAAGCAGGCTATGGATGACATGGCTAAGTTCGATGCGTATATGCGCGGAGACATCGAGTACAAGTCCGATGCCTTAGACTTCGGCACGATGTACGATATGCTCCTCTTTGACCGCAAGAAGGCCATGACTACCTATCGCATCTTGGACAATGGTTACATCTTGGAACGATGCTCCTTGAAGACTCAGGAGGCGAAGTCGCCGTCGATGACCAACGAGTTCAAGGAGGTGAAGGCAGCCATCATATCTGAGATGACCGAGCGCGGTGAGATTGTATGCAACCCAGAGGACTGGGATATGGCTAACAAGATGGTGGAGCGGCTGTCAGAGGCAGGCATCATCGAGAAGTATTTCAGTGGTGAGTATCAGAAGCCAGTGTACAAGGAGATTGAAGGTGTGCTCGTCAAGGGTTTCATCGACTGCCGAGGCGAAGACTTCATCATGGATAGCAAGTCTACACGCAGCGTCTCCGGATTCCGGTATGACGTAAACGGACTCTGCTACGATGTTCAGGCTTACCTATACACGCAGTCAGAGGGTATCAATAAGTTCTACTGGGTTGCACAGGAGAAAACCTTCCCGTATCTTCCCGCCGTGGTAACCTGCTCAGAGGAGACCCTATTCCGTGGCGAGATGAAGTTCCGGGGGGCCATCAAGAGAATCACAGACTTTTTACAAAACGGGGAAGACCCACGCAAAGACTACATCGAATATGAAGTTTGACATCGGACGCATCATTGAGAATGTCATCATCATTGGCATCCTCCTGACCCTTCACATCCTAATCACCAATTTCCTTTACAACTAAGGAATCTAATCACCAATTTCCATAACATGAGTGACCAACAAAAAAACGACAGCGTCCTGATGGGATTCGCTGACGAGCCCAAGTTCTACGAGGGCCAACTGAGCAGCTGGAGAGTAAAGCTGCGAGACTTTGAACTGAAGGAAATCCTCGACCGGTACCTGATGACCGGGAAGGATGGAGCTGGCTCCGTATCCATCACGCTCTTCATGAGCAAGTCTGGCAAGCCATTCGCTCGGGTGTACAACCCCAACAGCGAGTCGGCACGTGAGTACAAGGCTAAGCGTGAGCAGGAGCAGAAGGCTTCAGAGAAGCAAGCTGCCCCAGCTAAGGCTAAGGCCGCAGAGTCGGCACCAGCCGATGATGACCTACCCTTCTAAGGCGTTAGGTCTAATAGCTGCGGTGGAATGGGGGTTGGGGGACATAGAGTTTCCCAGCCCCTATTTCTTCTCCGGCACCTTCGACGGGAAGAGGTACACCTTCCATGCCATCATAGTTGAGCACTTCAATACGATGGTGGACATACCTGTGTTCGAGGAGGACTTTATATTCCTTCTCATCAAGAACAAGAGAGGGGACAACCTCATCCTCCTGACGAAGAAGGACTGCATGGAGGTCATGGGAACCTCAGTAGACTTTGAGTGGGTAGCACCTAAAATAAAGAAGAGAATTCATGTTACAGTCAAAGAAGATATTCTACCTTGAGATGGACATAGAGTATCTGTATGGGAAGGAGTACAAGCGAGCATTCGTGTACACCCTTGCCAACAGCGACGACCTGATGGATATCATGGACGACAAGTTGGCTATGGGTACAATAGAACGTCAGGTTTACCCGTTTAACTACGGAAAGGAGACAGGTAAATCGAAGCCTAAGACAAGGAAAATCATCATTAAAAAAGTTACGCTATGCAAGCAACTGAATCAAGGTTGAAGATGGTGGAGAGCCCAGCTCACTACCAAAACTTTTCGCAGGAGACATGGGTCATGATGCTCAAGATTTGGGGGGCAGATAAGTTCGCCGTGTACTGCGAGATTAACGCATTCAAGTACAAGATGCGTGCAGGAACCAAGGATGGCTCCAGTGCTATCGAGGACCTGCAAAAAGCGGAGTGGTACCTAAAGAAGGCCAAGGAGTATGGCTCGGGTAACTCTATTTAAGAGTATACACGATACCGACAGGCCATACCACGTCGGTATTGAGCAGGCCCTTGAACGCATCCAGTCAGGGAGCAGCAAGGACAAGGTACTCACCTTCCGGGAGACCAAGGAGCGAGAGCACAAGATGTCTCTCCCCATTACTCTCTGGAGCGGTGTATTCAACAAGAGAACCGATGACTCTATCCAAGACCATAGTGGATTCATCGTGCTTGACTTTGACCACGTAGATGTAGTTGAAGGCAAGAGACTGTTGGGTACGGATGAGTATGTCCACAGCTGCTGGGTGAGCCCCTCTGGTGATGGACTGAAGGCACTAATCAGGGTTACCCATCCTGAGCGCCATAGAGACCATTTCAGGGCCGTAAAGCTGTACTTCAGTAAGTCGTATGGGTTGGAGGTCGATGAGACGGGTATCAATGAATCTCGAGCTTGTTTCGAGTCCTACGACCCAGACATCATCATCAAGGACGCCTACAGCCGGTTTGGTGGGCTGGTGACCAAGCAGAGCGAGGAACAGGTTCCTGCTGCACCTCACCTGTTTACGGACTACATGAAGCTCAATCTCGCCGCTAAGATGATTCGTCAGGCGGAGGATGGAGACAAGCACAAGACGCTGCTCAAGGCCTCTCGCCTGTGTGGGGGATACATAGCCTCAGGCAGGATGGAGGAGGAGGAGGTAGTCAGGGTCTTGTTCAGAGAGATATGCAAGCGTGAGATTGACTCAGAGGAGTACGCTATGGCCACCATCCGCGCTGGGGTGGAGGACGGCAAGAAGGCTCCGCTGAGGGACATCATCGCCGACGAGAAGTCCATCACCCGTGAACTGCTCATCAATGACGGAGATATGTCCTTTATCTCGTCTGACGACTCTGACTACAGGATTATCGATGACTACGTCAACGGTAAGATTCAGGTTGGGTTGGACACTGGGGACGAAAATCTGGACAAGTTCTTCAGGTACAAGAGGGAGTTCGTCATCTTCAATGGCCACAGCAACGTGGGCAAGACGACGATGGTTCTGTACATGATGGTCAATGCCAGTCTCCGTCACGGATGGAAGTGGGTGGTGTATAGCAGCGAGAACAGCACGTGGTCACTGAAGATTACACTGATGGAGTTCTGCACCAGCCTCAGGGTGAACAGCATGAGCTACGCTCAGCGCAAGAACGCCTATCGATGGGTCACTGACCACTTCACTGTAATCAACAACAACCAAGTATACGGGTATGCAGATATCCTGCTGTTTGTAGACAAGGTTCGCCGGATGCAGCAGATTGACGCCATCTTCGTAGACCCATATAACAGCCTCAAGCTGGATGTGAAGAACAGCAGCATCGGTGTCCATGACTACCACTACGAGGCTGCCTCAGAGTTCCTGACGTACAGCACAGCCAATGGTATAGCTGTGTGGTTGAATATGCACGCCGTCACAGAGGCTCAGCGCAGGAAGGGAGACGATGGGCTTCCTGTTGCACCATACGCAGAAGACACTGAGGGTGGAGGTAAGTTTGTCAACCGAGCGGACTGCTTCATCACCATACACAGGAAGGTGCAGGCCCCAGACATACAGACTCGCCGTACCACAGAGTTCCACGTAAGGAAGGTCAGGGAGGTGAAGACGGGTGGAGAACCCACCCCAATTGACCAGCCTGTGAACTACGCCATGAATCCAACGATGACTGGGTTCAGGTCCATAGCCACAGGGAACCAGCTGTTCTCCCCCATAGGAGATGACTTCGGGTACTACGACCAAGAGCGATGATAGTGGAAGTTTAATGAAGTAAAAAAGGGGCACTAAGCCCCTTTTTTGATGCATTATTCATTCATTATCCCCTGATTCAACCCTTAATGATGGGTATATCCGTCAGGCCATAATACAGCTGGCTGACCCAGCACTGAGGTATGTTCTTCATCTCACAGGGCACGCGCCTGAGTCGCAGTCAGCAATGTCGAAGTCACTCATGTCCATCTGCTCAATGCTGTTGATGGGGGTAACCTTAGATGACATCTCGAGGTACTGCTCCTCTGTAATCTCCTCGAGGGGGGCCTGAACGAAGCCGTGGTCGCTGTGCAGCAAAAAGGATACAGACTTCACGTTGTACAGGTTCTGGCGCAGCCACTCCTTGATGTCCTCAAGCTCATGGAGTCTGTAGTAGATTGTTACAGATACGGCATTGTCAGACCACACAGCCTGAAGCTCTTTGATAACCTCGAGCTGGTCAATGGCGCTCATGTCATTCGCCAGTCTGGTGCCAACTGGGAACTTACATGGGAAGCTAACCACTTGTGTGCCAAGGTCTTCCGTACCATCAAAGTTCTTTACATACTCAACATGGTAGCCGTTCTTCTTGGCAGCAAGCACCAACGGAGTGTCTGTAGCCATACGAATTCTACGGATGTAGTATTGGCTGTAAGCTGGGTGGGCGCCGGGAGTTACACCTGCAAGCAGGCTCAACGTGCCTGATGGCTTTACAGTGGTAATCTTTACGCTCTCAGAGAAGCCACACAGCTTAGAGTATTCCTTGTCATAGGCTCTGAGATACACGTAGCAGTCACTCAGCCATGAGCGCTGCTCATCGGTAGCCTGAAGGTAACCGGTGACACCAATACCCATACGCATATTCTCATGCACGATGTCCTCTGTCTCCTCTACGGCACACTTGATGGCGAGACTGTGCTTGTTGATTCTATACAGGTACCGAGCCACCTTCTTTAGTTCATCAGATGAGGTGATATTCGGAAGATAGATTTCAGCCAGACAGCAGGTCTCAAAGTTGGCCAGCCCTTGCTCAGCGCACGGGTTGAATCCCATAACCGTTGGGTCTGGATACTGAGTCTCACCTGTCCGTCCCATACGGCGAGTAGCAGACAGATTGATGATGCCGTAAGGCTCTCCATTCCCGTTATACCCATACCAGAACTCTTCAGGCAGTTGGTCGATGTCGTCACACACGACACTGTTGTTGGACATGGCTCTCCAGTTGGGGATATTGCCGAGGTCCCATCGCTTGGCCTTCAAGTAATCAATGTCGTCTGCATCACCGATGGCAATCTGAGCAGAGCGTCTGACGTTACCAGCCACTACGATACGCCCAATGATGTTCATGATGTCGAGGCAATCCACAGATGTCAGCGGAGCGCCATGCTTGCCGTTGATGAGTTTGTTAATCTCCATCATGCCCCACACCAAGTCATCAGGCCCTGACGCAGTACCCCCAAATCCACTGATGGGTGAACCCTTAGGGCGAATCAGTTGTGTTGAGAAGGTGAACCCCTTACCAGTCACAAAGTGTGATATCAAGACCCTCTCAAGCAGCGCCACCCACCCCTCTCTGCTGTCAGGGACAATGAAGTCGGCGTCACCTCTGTCTACACGCTCAATCTTGATGTCTGAGTATGGGATAGACAGCATACTGACGTACTTCTTCTGGATGTTAAATCCAACCCCACTGCCGAGCATCAGCATCTCAAAGGCCCATGTAAACGGGCGGATGTTGTTGTCTACAACTACGAAGGCACAGTTCTGCAAGGAGGGGAACCCCAGTCTGTCTACTGTCGTGGTACCGAGTTGCCACAGGAACCTACCGGCCACAGTGCCCTTCAGGTTCATCATGATTTCGGTCAGCTCGCGCTTCTCCTTATCGTTAAAATCACAGTGCAACTGGCTGTTACAAGCCTCAACGACACGAGCAACAGTCTCCGGCCATTCCTCAGTCCTGTCGGACATGGGTACAGGTCGAGAGTAGGTTCTTTTGTAGACGGGATAGCCTACTTCCCCCCAAGGAATGGGGGCAAAATCTGGGTTTGACATAAGGGGATTTTTTTAGAAACGGCTTGCAATATACTACAGAATCACCGCGTCTATAAACCCGCTATCGAGCCTTTGTATAATTTTTTCAATTGGCACAGCCCATCCTACGGCGCTCGTCTTCCCAGAGTTTTTTCCTCCCTTCACCTCGTACTCGTTAGATATGAGGTGCTCCATAAACCTTTGACTGTCAAACTTGTACGCCGTATAACCTATATCATACCACCTGACTATGTACACAAGTATATCCGCTTCAGACGTCATGATTCCGGCAGGGGCGTCTCGCTTGGGGCTCCAGTACTCTATAAACAGGTTGGGGGGCTTCTTGTATCTGGTGGAGTGGTAGGTAGCCTTGAGGTCATACTTCACCTCATACTTGACCCCATCACAGTCCATCATGTCCCAGTAAGACTTACCCTCATCCGGCCAAGAGACAGTCTTCCCTAACGAGACGAGGTACTTAGCCCACATCTCCTCCCCCTCCTTCCCAACCTCACTGTCTCTTAGGAAGTTGCTCACCTTCATTGTATTCTATGACGGCTTGCTGAATCATATCAAGCTCTATGGATGCAGACATCCTGAACTTTTTTATGACGCTGTCTATGTGTTGCTTGTGCTCTACAGGTCTACCCTTGTAGTCGTGCAACTCTTCGTACAGTTCCGTGGCCGCCTCAGCAATCCGATGGGTTGCCAGAGCGTATATCTGCGATAGGTTTAATGCGTCCATCTTTTATCATTTCTACAATTAACTTGACTGTGTCGTCCACCTGCTGCTTGTTCTTTGGTAGGAACAAAGCCGGGGGCTCTTCTTCGTTCTTCATGAGGTAGTCCAAGAACATCTTCCACCGAAGGAGGAACGTGTGCTGGTCATGCACAAACCCCTTGGTCTCTATGATGAAGTTGTACTGAGCCCCTATAAAGTCTGGGGTGTACTTGATAGCCAGTACGGCGCTATTCGTCTTCTTAGCCAGCACCTGAGAGCCCTTGGTCATCTTGTAATAGATTCCGTTGTAGTGAAACGGCTTCTGCAAGACGTACTCCCTTGACTCGTACTCAAATGAAAGGTTCTCGTGAGCAAGGCGCTCAGCACAATACTTCTCCAGTTGAGACTTGTACCTGCCGAGACTCTTCTTTCTGCTGTCGCTACGAGCTATGCCCTTGGGGATTCCCCGTCTTCTCATGCGATTATCTGAAGCGGGTTTTGTCCCTCACCTTCATCTTGGTTCCGTCAGCCAGCTCACCGCGTCCAACGAACTTTCTTGTCTTTACTCTCCCCTCTTTATCCTTGACGGTAACCATCCTGCCCTTGACATCGACAGTCTCATCGTCCACTCCAACCGTCCAAGTACCTTTCTCTTTGGTCCTTCTCTTGACTCTCATGTTACTGTTTGTTTCGGATTTTCCTCTCTTGTTCAAGCATGGCCTTGGTGGGTTCCTTGCCGGAACCTCTGTTGGCTCTTATGTTGTCCCACAGACCTCTCTTGGAGTATGAGCCGTCCTTTCTCTTTATGAGTTTCATCGGCCTTGACCTCTATACTTTTTGGTGTACATATCACTACCCTTGTTCACAGAAGCACTCTTGCTGTGTCTGCCGACACTCTTCTTCTTGCTAAGGACAATCTTCTCAGAACCTGTCTTCTTTGCCATTATCTGTGCTGCATCAGTTTATTTAGCAACTCGTATGTGTCCTCAGGCTTTGTGCCAAACTCATTGAACGGCTGAGGTGCACCGCATCCACAGTCATCCCCCCATGTATTCAGTATGTACATCAAGTCTGTTGTGTTCACCACGTAGTTCAAGTCTACGTCACCGTCTGAACAGAACTCACACCCGAAGTTGGCAAGCACGATGAGCATATCTGCTGTCCCCACCATGCAGTCTGCATTGAGGTCTCCGAAGCAGTACACGCCTTCGTCAAACAACTGAAAGCGCTGATAATTGAGCATAGCGTGCATCCTGTCTATCTGACCGGAAGTAAAGACGTCTCTGCACTCCTCGGCACAGTAGTCCATGTGGTTGTTGGCGAAATACTGAGCCCCCATGTACGTGGCTTCTGGGCAGTAGTAGCCAGTTATTCCGGGGCAGCCATAAGCAACCTTGGTCGGTGGGGTGTCACACACAAAGTCACCACTCGTGTCGCATGGGCCGATGTTCTGTCCGCACTGAGATACTGTTCCGTTGCCATCCCTGAACACGTGATGCAGGCCACAGTAGTGCCCCATCTCATGGGTGAGAGTCTCGTTCTCATCCCTGAAAGTAAGATGCTCTCCGTATGTACCAAACACCTCTGTCTCCACCCACACCCCATCAAGGACTGAGTATGGGATAAAGGTTACCCAAGCGAACCCGAGGATGGTGGAGCAGAAGTCTGGGGCAACGTATATGTTGCAGTATTCTGCCGTATTCCGCTTTACATCATTGGTCCACATAGCCATATGATTCCCGTAAGTAGGGAAGCAAACAGCATTGGATGCTGTAGACCTGTAACCACTTGCCCAAGGGTAAACGTCTAAGTCTGTGTAAGTTACATCGACAAGCTCGAACGTTATGTCTGTCCCGATGAAGTCTACGTTAAGCTGTTCGATTGCATCCACAATGATGTCCATGCTTATCTCGCTGCCGACAAAGAACTCGTCATGCAGTACGTGAACCACACACCGGATATGCTTTGGGTAGTTATAGTTTCTGTTTGCCCCGTAGTTGTCTGGGAGAATGTTGCCATCGTATCCAAGCTCTACGCACTCTTCCACCACCTTGTTTTGCGCTGCCGCTGGCGAGGCGCAGAAGGCCATCAAGACCCAAAACAGAATCAAGCCTATGGCCAATCTGTCGTACCATTTGTATTCAATTGTCATCGTCCGTTCAGTTTAACCTTTTCATAAGACCTTCCTGCGAAGTAAGCTGTGAATGCTGTTGTCATCAAGACACTGAGTACGTCTATGTAAGCCTCTTTTATCTCAAAAGAAACAGACTCAATGCTATCAAACACAACAAATATAGTGAACGATAGGACTAAGTATGAGAGCATTATGGGCCTAATGTTCTTTGACAGCCAAGAGTCAGACAACATATCCGCCTTCCACCGTTCAGTGACGTTGTCCTGAGCGTTAGACTCGTACTCCATGAGCATCTTGTTGAACTCCATCTTTTGTTCGGCGTCCATGTTAGGCTCAAGGTCTATCAGTCTCTTGACTACCCCCAAGGCACCTTGGTCAGGCAGAAGCTCTCCGACAGTATCCAGAACGTCTGGAGCCTTCTCTTTGAGCCACTTACCTACCTTGGTGTCCTTAATCTTTTTTCGGTCCCTTCTCATTGTATAGCTTATTGAACTCTGCCATAACCAAACGCTGCTTCTCGTACAACTCGAATACAGTATTCTTTCTCTCCACGTAGTCCTCCATCTTTTCAGCCTGTCTCAGTTGAGCTCTCAAGTCCTTCAGCTTTTTCTCTGCTTCCAATCGAGCCTGCTTAATGGTGTATATCTTTCCATACCGGTCCTTGTCGCTGCTCCTCGTGGCTGGGTCTTCGTACTCGTCGAGAAGCTGTTTGCTCTCCGTAAGGTTTTCGTTGAACAGCCTGTAGTCGTAGAATCGAGATGGCTCCCCGTATATCTTCCTAAGCATGGGCAAGTCATTGGAACTCATCCGTATAGCCTTTCCACTCTGAATCATCTCTTTTGTGGACAGGATAGCCTCGCCGCTTCTACCCACAAACCTACCCAACCCGCCGATGTAGAAGTTGTAGTAGTGATATATTCTGTCTGGGTTTATGTCTATATCTCCCGGAACATACTCACTACCACCCGTCATCTCGTTGATGGTCTTTGTGGCATCTCTGAGCCACATAGGTGACTTAAATCCGAGCTGATACTCTGGGGCTGGTGTACCAAACGGCAGCTGCTCTCTGTACACCTGAGAACCCATAAAAGTTTCATTCAGAGCAGATTCTGTTACAGCAGCCAAGCCTGATGGTGTTATCAGTGTGGTGATTGACTTCTCAATTGTGGTGTAGTCTCCAAACTGAATCGGGGAGAATGAGTTTAGGAGGGAAGATAGCGTAAACCAAGCAGCATCATCAGCATCTCTAACCCCCATAGCGGTAGAGGTAACAGCCTCAGCAAAACTGGTTATGACACCAAATCCATAGGCCATAGGTATCTTTATGAAGTTCTGCCCATCGTACATGAGAATCAGGTTACGCTGCTTATCATTGTCCGATATCTTCTTGTAGAAGCTGACATCATCCTCATCGTCATCACTCATGGCTATATTAAAGGCCGTGATGGTTGAGTTCATAAGGAACAAACCAATTGCAAGTTTCTGAGACTTCGTAAGTCTGTTGTAAAAGGGTCCCGGGCCTTTTCTTGTTTTGCCAAGCGTAGTGAGGACTCTGTAGGAACCTTGAACCGATGCATTGAAGAACATCTTGAACTGGTTGAGCGTGATGCCATGTTCGCCGTACCGGTTAAAGTTTACCGTCAAGTTCTTTGCAAGCTGCGCTGACTTGTTCCGAGATATTCCACGTTCACGAGCGGCTATGTAAGCTGTCAATCTCACAGCCTGCTCCACAGCATCGTTCATCTTCTCGATGTATGTAAAAACGCTTCCGAGTTTATCCTTAGCTATCCTAACGTTACTTGGGTCTATACCGTTCTGAATGTCTGCGGCCATATCCCCTAAGGTCTTTAGCTGCACCCACCCTGTGATGCCGCCATCTTCCTTCATCTCCTCGTAATACTGATTGATTGTCGGGTCAGCAACCCCACCAAAGTTTATTTTAACCAAAGCCCTAAAGGTTGGCCAAACATTCTTCTTAATCTTGGCTATATCCTTGGACAGGTCTACGCCTTCAGTTATACCCCCTTCTTCAGCTTCAGCTGCGGCATTCAATATGGCCGCCTCCAAGTCTCTTAAGAAGTTTGAGATAACGAATTCTGGGTCGTACACGGTGAACGACTTTCGCAACCAACTGGTAGGCAAAACTCTCAAAGCCTTATTGAACCAGTTGACGCTGTCAATCCCCATGTTCTTTAGCTGCTTAGCCTTGTTGGGGTCTGCAAATCTGATGAAGTGCTGCTCACCGTTTATGCGAACACCAACGCTTGCCTCATCACCTGTCTTCGAGTCGGACACAACCTCCCAAGCATCGCTCGGGTTATCCTGAATAAGGTTGTACAGTGACAACAGGGATTCATTCTTACGCGCCTTGATTCTAAGAGCGAGAGAGGCGGATACTATGTTTGCAAGGACGTTGGTGGCCCTACTCTTTCTACCCTTAGCTTTCTTGCTGACGTGTCCGTATACGTGTATACCTGCACCTCCAGTGGGGTAGACGGTCGTGTCAGTTGACATCTCGTCTGTGGCAATACCGAACAAGGGAACATAAGTCTCGTTTTGTTCAAAGTCATCAAGTATGGCAGGCGTTTCAAGCCCGAATTCAGACATAACCTGTCTGTTGTTCGCAAGCATATCGCGAAAGTAGTCAGCCGCCTGTTCAAGGATATTTGGGTCATACTTCGCTCTCAAATCGTTAAGGATGGCATCAGCTTCAGCATCAGACATACCGGAGCCGTCAACCTTCCCATACTTATCCAAGATGGCCTGATTACGAGATGGTGCATGGAGGGCGTACAGATAGTCTGACAAGTCGTCTGATGTAAGGCCGTGCTTTCTCATGAACTTCTGAGCCTCTTCAAGCTGCTGCTCAACCTTATCCATGTCATTCCTTGTCCGCCCGTGCATCAGGTCTTCTGCCATCCTGAAGTCGGCGGACTCTGTTACTTTTTTGCCCTGTTTCTTGATGTCATCTTGGAACCACATAACCTCAGCATACTTGTCCTGCCACTTGCGTCTAAATGCCAGCAAGTACGTCTGGAAGGAGCTCATGTTTGAGGGAGAGTAAGTGCTCTGCCCCTGTGCATTTGTAGGTCCTTGATACAGTACGCCGTTGATGGGCTGTTGATTGTGGGTTATGTTCTCTGGCTCCTGAGTGGCGAATATATTCTCGTATATCCGTCTCATGTTGTCATTCAGCTCAAGCTGTAGCGGAGTGCCTTTGATGGCGCTGTATATCTCCGTAATCCACTTCTTGAACTTACTGAATGCATCCCTCATCTCCGGGGTGGGAGCCTCACCTTCATACAGGAACTTCTCGAATCCTTCGGCAAAAGCTTCTGACGTATCACCATTCCATTGCTCTTGCCCTGTCCAATCGAGAATCTGTTGTCTCTCCTCGTCAGTCAATACCTGCTCATACAGGTGAGCAAGTTCGTGGAGAGGGGAAGTTACGTCTGGGTTGGAGATAGCGTGAATAACAGCCTCTGTGCCGCTCATAACAATAGCAGCGCGTTGGTCTTGGAAGTAAACTTGACCCTTGTTTTGACGAACGACATTGCCGTTGGCGTCTATGACTTCGTAGGTAAATCTATTGCGGGTGACGTTGGGATTCCCATTTCCATCAACCATCAGGTCCACAAACTGTTTCTGTGTGTTACTTAGACTGGTGTTGGTGTACTCTATCTCACGCCGACCGTTAATGATTTGTGAATTGACGACAACGTATCTGTAGCCATCTATCAATATGTTGTCGCCCTTTACGATGTTTGGCGGCGTCCTCTTGTTGGAGTTCATTTCAAAGTCGCCCTCGATAGGCTCAAGAGTCATGGTGGTCTGAGCCCTTAGCTTGGCATTACCAACACTCCACTCACTGATTACCATCTCAAAGCCTCTCTCATTAGCAACCTTTGTAATCCAAGCGAGCTCTTGATTGTAATTCAAGAAATTCCTAAGCCCAGTCCTTTCGCTATACCTCTTTTTTGCTTCAGAAAAAAAGTCTAAGGCGTCTTCATTGTAGTAGTAAACCTTATCCTTAGGGACTTTTACTATATGAGGCACATTGCCACCCACGTCTCTTGAATCGTCAACGTAGTACATTGCCAGCCCGCCAACAGAACCTATTGCAGATGCCTCATCTCTCGAAGTCCTAATGTTTTGTCCGGAGCCGGGCTTGATGACATCTCGCCTTTCCTCTGAGTAGTGCCTAAAGACGTAATTGCCATTGCCGTCATCTGTAAGAACATCTGAAATTTCTTCTGGAAGCGAGTACGGGTTGTTGCCCTGAATAAACGTGTCTATTGTGCCGTCTTCAAGCCTGCGAGCAATCTCGGCGTACTGTTCTATGCTAAAGGTCTTGGGGTTTTTTCCGCTTGCCCCGGTTTCAGCCGTACTGAAGTCTGACATAAAAAACACAGACTTTTGACCAGCGTATCTGGCAAACTTTATAGCCTCGTCTCTGTTGTTTTCGTCAACTACAATGTTTATGTCTATGGAAACCTTGGTGGAGTCAGGGAACTTGTACAACCCAAACCTTACGGTCTGAGTAGAAAACACACCTCTCATAGAATCTAAGAACTCAGAAATCATCTCAGGAGTAAGTTCCTCCTGCGTAGTGTTAAATGATGCAACAGGCACAATAGCGCCCTGAGCCAACTCCAGCTTAGTTCCGTCATTATTAAACGTAGCCCCATCCTCTTCATTCTCAGGCAACCCCTTTATTCTGTCAACCTCTGCCTTTGTATTTTTTGTAACAGCCTTAGTATCAATTGCAGAGGACGTCAGAGGAATCAGATTTACATCCGTCGGGTCTTCCGATATGGATGTAGTAGACAGCGGATTATTTGTGAATCCAAACGGGAATATCTTCAGCCTTTCGTTTTCCTCAGGCGTCCTGCCTGTAGCTGGATTTATGGCTAAGTTATACCAAGGAGCCCTTTCGTTAAGAATGCGAACGGTAGTTCTGGCGTCTTGATTGACAAGCCTTATTACGCGAGGATATGATGCGTGCTCTGGAAGACCCTCGTATTTTGGTGATATAGCTTCGAAGGTGTTTGCTGGGTCATCTGGATTTACATCGGCCTCTATAACAGCATACACCCTTTCATTGTTTGTCCCCAGTTTCTTGTCTGTATCCAACGAGTCGCCTACTACTCTTAAGACAGGTTCAGAAAACGCTGAGTGAAGGGCCACCAGAACGTCTTTCTTAAACAGCTTCTTCTTTGGATTTTTCTTTGGGCCCCACTCCTCAAGACCTGAGATGGTGTTCAACAGCTCCACAATGGCCTTCTTTTTTTTAGGGTCTTCTGAGGCAACTTTGCTTAAACCCATAGCAACACCTTCAAAAAACGCCCATCTGTCTGGAAAAGAACTACTTTCTGGAGACAGTTTATCTAAGATTACATCAATTATCTGCTTTACATTCATGCTTCCTTTTACGTCAGCATTCAAAACAGCTCTGGGGCCATCCGGTTTTCCTGCTGGAGGCCTTCCAAGGGCTGCGTTTGCTGCAATCAAAATGGACTTCACGTCCGACTGGAGAAGCGGAAACTTCTTATCTTCCATAAAAGATTGAAGCATACGCACCAACCCTTGGTTTATACCAGAACCCCCAGACAACTTGTTTAAGTTTGTGCTCACCAGCACCATCCTAACCTTTCCGTCCTTAGACATCTGAGCGGCCCGATTAAGGGAATCAGCCATTCCATTAGCCGCGCCTTCTGTGGAAGCCCAGAAGTATCTGTTTTCAAAGAAACCCGGGAGAAGAGGGAAGTACATACCACCCTGTCCCTCTACAATATTTTTTCCGTCCTTAGATATAATAAACCCACCCGCCTTATCAGGGGTATGAAAAAGGACACCAGTTTTGTCGTATATAGTAGATAGTGGCGCATTGTCATCAAGGTTGCCATCTTGCTTCCGTTGCTCTAATTCGGGGCCACCGGCAAAGAACTGCATAGTTATACCTCGCTTACTGTCCTCTATTCTGGCCTGAAACCTTACTACCGGTCCGTCAGTATCCGGGACAGAGTTGCCGTTTGCATCCACACTCTTAGACTTCACCCACTTAATGCGAGCGTACATATCCTTCTTGCTGATACCGTGCCTTGCGGCCATAGTACCAATCATCTTGTCAGATATGGCTGCTGCCGCCTTTGCTTTCTCTGGGGTCATACCCCACAGTTTCTCGTATGTAGACTGAAGCTGTTTTGTGTTTCGAGGATTGCTGAGGGTTTCAAGCTCTCCACGCGCCCTGCCTGTAGAAAGCGCAGTAGGGTCGGCTGTGCCTACAGCAACCACCAACTTGGCAGACTGCTTCACCCGTCCGTTTTGCGTAACTCTGGGACGAGTGACAGATACAACCTTCTTCTGACCTGCTGGCAGTTCAGTTGACGTAACCATGACAACCTCATCCGTGGTATTGGGGTCATAGTCAGAACCTACCTGTGGCGTCTCAGAGACATAACCACCTGCCTCAAGCTGTTCTTTTGCCTCTCTCAACTCCTTGGCGGATTTCTCAGGCAACACGACACCCATAGCTGCCGCCTGCTCCAACTGAGCCACAAGGCTGGACATACGAACTGGGTCTGTCTCTATAGACAACAGACGGGTCAATCTGTCTACAACTTTGTTGGCAGGCTTAGGCTGAGGCGCCTCCTTCTCTTTAAGTGGAGGGGTTTTCTTAGGTTCAGGCTTGGCTACTGGTTTTGATTCGCTTGGCTTAGCACTCGCGCCAGTATCCGTATCTGGTCTTGCTTGGGGAGCTGCCGCAGCTTCTCGAGGTTTTTCATCCCGCTCTGCGAGCTTTTTGGCGACGTACTCGTCGTGGAGTCTTTTGTATTCTTCATCTTGTTCAAGTATCTTGTCTATACGGTCAATCTGTTCTGGTGACTCGGCTTTGGACAAAAGTATCTGATATGCTGCGTCGATAGCCGTTTGACCAGAGAACATTTTCTTCGAGCCGTCTTTCTTACTCTCAAGGCTAACCCTTGTGACGTTACCATCGGCATCGTAGTCTATACCCATCGTGGGGAGGTCTCTCTGAATCAAGAACTCTTCATTCTCGATGACCAGAGACTCATCAGCCTGAACGACAACAGTCTCCACCTGAGGCTCTATACCCAAGGCCCTTGAGTCCTGCTCATTAAGTTCAGACACATTGCCAATCTCGTATATCCTGTCTGCCGATTCAACAACTACAGTCTGTCCATCTACATACAGGTCACCCTGCACAGGAGTCTCAAGCAGTGTTCCGTTGTGAGAGGTAAGTGTAACAGGTCTATTGACCAAGTCGGCCACAAAGACAGGCTCTAATGTGGGGGCAGGCTCGGTGACTATCTCAGGCGTTGCGATGGGCTCAATGTCCAGAGTAATAGGTTGCAGAGGCTCTGGGGCTGGATTCATGATGCCATAAATCTCCTCGTCTATCTGAGCAACACGCTCCTTGCCAGCTATAGCCATAGCACCCTCAGTGCCCGTGAAGGAGTCAGTCTTTCTGTTCTGAATCTGTCTCTTCTCTGCCTCAAGGTTGATGATGCGTCTTCTGTCCTCAGAGCCAAGCGTCTCTGGAACTCTGTCAGCAATCTCTGAGCGGAACATCTTATCGTCGATAAGAGCTTCCATTTCACTATCATTCTCTACCGTCAGCGACATCTGCTTCAACTCCTCAGGAGTTGCTGCCGTAACCACACGCTCTATCTCCTCTCTACCAACGGTATTCGTGCCGACCTTGTACTTCGGCTTCTTAGCCGCCAAGTCCTCAGCGTATGCACCAGCTACAGCAACTGGGGCCATGCCTATCTCAGCAAGCCCCTCCATAGTAGCTTCTGCAAGGTCTATCTCCTGCCCACCAGCCGCCTGACCCAATACCTCACCACTGAAACCAGCCCCCATCTCTATAGGTGCAACAGAGAACGTTCTGCCTACAGAGCTCATACCTCTATTGGCGAGGTTCTTAGACACCTGTGTCGCCGCTCTTGCGCCGAGAGCACTCACCACACCGATAGCTGTACCACGAGCAGCAGAGCGAGCCAAAGCGGAGTTATATATCTCGTCGTTATTCAGTGCAGCGTAGAAGTTCTCCTTGTTGAACTCCATACCGCGCTCCTCCATCTCAGCCCTGACAAGTTCAGGGAATGTCATACCCACCTCAAGAGCCGTAAAGGCTGCACCCATAGCCCAAGGCACACTTGAAGCTGCACCCACCAAGGCACCCCCAGCTGCACCCGCAGGCCCTCCAACAGCACCGGCACCGGCACCACCGGCTATAAATCCACCTGTAGTAGTAGCCGCAGCAGCGATAGAGGCCTTGTTAAATACACTGGCGTATGAGTTCACCATAATCTCAGGGAGAACCATAGGGTTCTTAGCTGTAGCAAACAGGGCTGCAAGCAGCTCGCTGTCCCCATTCCTCTTAGCCTCCTCTATTTCAGCGCTCCACTCCAACATACTCTCAGACTGTCCATAGCGCTCCTGAAAGCCCTGAGCCGCCGTTACAGCATTGTAGAGTCTGTCTGTAGACTCTCTGGACAGGCCAACACCCTTCTCAGCAAACACATTAAAAGCCTCCGTTGCTGCATCGTTGGTGGTTAATCCTCCAGCTACGGCTCTAACAGAAGAGTCTACAAGTTCGAGCATGAAGTCTGCCGTAGCATTCCCCATTGGCCCATATTGCGGCTCAAACAACCACTCGGCAGCGCGGAACAGATTCGGCGAGTTAGGGAACGTATTCTTCAGCAACTGAGGGATAAACGCCTCCTGAGCCTTCAACTTGGCCTCAGCCAAAGCCTGCTCATAACTCCTGTCTTGAATAGCCTGAGAGGCTACCTGAACGTCTTGCTCTGTGTTATCAAGGGCGTAAGCCACCTGTGCCGTTCTCCAGTCAGACTCGTCAAGTCCATAAGACTGAAGCACATTTTGGTCTACGTCAAGCAGGGTGGTGTTCTCAAGCATCTGACGAACCACTTGAGCCCTACGAACGTTAGGGTATACAGGCTCAGAAGGAGCCTCTGCTATCTGACGAACGAGCTCATCACCCGGCAAGTACCCTCTCGAAGGTGGAGTATATGACGGAGAAGATTGACTTTTTTTTTTCGCACCAGCAGGGGGCTCGAAGTATGCGGCGTAGAAGTCGTCCGCCCCCAAGTCTGTCATCTTGTTCTCCGCCAGATATGCGTATAGTTGATTGAAATTCGCTTTATTGGACGAGTACGAATTATAAAACTCATCGGAACTAAGGTCTGTCAACCCATTTTGGGACAGGTATCCGTATAGCTGTTGATAATTTTCGTTCATTGTACAATTGCGTTGAATTTTATAACTGTACCTGCACCCGGTTGAGTGGTTTGAGGAACACCAGAGGCTTGCCCTTGTATAACGCTGTATACACTTCCGTTAGTCCATTGGGTTATGTCGTAACCGTATTCCTTTTTCAATGCGGCGCTTATTTCACTATAAACATGACTGTCTGCTCCTATGTATACGTCGCCAACTTGCTTAGCTCCTATACTTACATTCGGAAGAACCATATATCCGTTCTCAGTAAAGCGTAAAGTCTTAATGTCAAAACTCAAATCATCACCTATCTCCGCTTTTGCTTCTGGAGCAAGGAAGGAAGCTAAGTTCACTTTGGACACAACACTCGGAAAACTATATTGATAATACTGTTCGTTTGGTTTACCGCCGTAGCCCCCCAATGCACCTAAATTTGTATAGCTCCTTGAAGGACCCTCCCCTTTTCTCACCCCTACATCCATTATAGCCGGTTGTTTTGTTGAGGCAGTTGTTGCACTTGTCCTGCCTCCGCCACTCGTGGGGGCATACGTTTTTTTGGTATTCCTAAATGTAGCCAACCCTGCCTCAGCATAGTGTCTGGCGTAGTAATGCTCATCGGTTTCGCCTTCTGATTTTTCGTCTGATGGAATAGTGTCTGTTCCATTAACACTCACATAGTATGTTCGAGCTGAAGACGATAACGATGGGTCTTCGATGACTTTAGTCGTAAGACTCGGGAGCACATCTGCAATGAATGCGTTACCAGTTTTTCCGTTCTCTAATGCCTTTTGGTAAAGGGTTGTAAATTCATTAGATAGTTGCATTGGATGGACAAACACTGGTTCCACCTTTGGTAGATATGTAGCAGGATTCATAGCGGCAGATATGTCTAACGGTCTGTTATCTGCACCTAAATACTGAATACTTCCGTCGTCAGAAACACTAAAACTACTTATACCGAGATTCCTCTGTAGCCCCATCTTTTGAGTAAGTGTCTCTACATTCTCAGTAACCTTCATGGTTTTGTCTGGGTATAAACCCGGCTGAGCCACGTATTGCTGAGTCTGTCTTATTACAGGATTTGTGGTCTCGTAATGAGACGAGTACGCAGCATGGGTGTCAGCAAGTTTGCTTAAGTCAGCCAAGAACGATGCTTGGTCAGTATACTGATTGGTCTTTAGTTTTTCAGCAAACTTATCTCTCTGTGCTGCAAAAGCCTCTATAGGTTTCTCCCCCCAACCATTGGTACGCAGGCTGTACAGCTTCTCAAGCTGTTGAGTCGTCATAGCATCCCGCTTGTTCTGAGCGTCAAGCAACAGTTGCATATTCTGCATTTGTTGCTGTCGTATGACATCCATACGAGCCTGAAGAGCATCAGAGTAGCTCTGGGATTGAGCCAGTGGAGCTATATAACCTTGATATTCAGCCATGTTTAATCCTTGAATTGAGGCTGTGAGAACACACCTCTTACAACTTTATACAGCATCATGAGTTCTTGACGAGAGATTTTCTTCCCTGCCGCCTGCTTCTCAGCAATTTCTTCGTACACATCCTCTATCTCATCCGCCTGCTCAGGATTGATGATGTACTCACCACCAGTCATCTCCCCTATCTTCATGCCATCTTTAAGCATATGTATGGGGTTGGTGGCGTGGCTAAACTCACCCGGAGTCTTCTTAACCTTGGCGCCCTCTTCAGCCGTCGGCAACGCAAAGGCGGATGACGCTATGTTTGCGGCACCACCAATTATATTCGCCAAGGCGTCACGCTTATTAGCCTTAAGCTGTTCTATGTTTTGCAGGGCCTGATTTCTTGCCTGCATAGCCTCAGACATCCCCATCATCCCCATCTGCTGCTTGAGGCCTATGTTTTGCGAGAGGACGTCCTGCTCGAGATTCGCAAGCCCCTTGCGAGACTCAATCTCCCTCTGCACATCCTGCTGCTGTTGCTGCTGCATCTGTTGTGCTGTCGTTCTCTGCATATTACCGAGAAGTCCGCCGAGGACACGTGGGTCCATCGATGCAGCCTGAAGAGCTGTAGCAGCAGAAGACTGTATACCCGAGGTGTCTGTGGGCCTGATGCCAGCCATAGCCAAGTCCCTCTGAGCCTGACTAACTTGCTGGTTGTAAAGGCCGCTTGCAAAGTCGCCTCTAATCTTACTGAGGTCAGCCTTGGCACCTTCAAGCCCAGTTTGCTGCTCCTTCATCCGCTTGTTAAAGCTGACGAGGTCAAGGATTCCACCAGCTATTCCGGCCACACCGCCGATGGCACCCCCACCGGGAAGCATACCGGGGATGGCTTGGCCGTACTGACCAGTACCACCTATGTTTGGGGAGTATCCGCTTAGGAATGAACTCCAGTCGAATGAACCTGTAGCCATCTTACAAATTTAATCATTTTGAGGCATCAAGGTTTGACATCGAGTATTCTGTATTAACAGCCAATAACTCGAATGGCTTACCGTCAGCCTGCGTTTCTATGTCTATACGAGCGTACCTGCCTCTAATGGGGTCACCATCTAACTCGGGGTCGTACACAGCTATAATTCTTCTTTGGCCCGCTTGCGAGATAAACGGCGTTAGGGGATTTGTCGATTGGGATATTGGATTGATAGAACCCGGGTACATTAAGGTCAAGAATGTTCCTAATGCAACCCCCGGATTGCTCCTGAAGGATGCAACCCTAAAAGATGACTCCTCATAGCAATCTTCAGCATTAAAGGGTATTTGAACCCACGCCCCATTAGTATATTTGAAGTAATAAAAACCATAATTACTTGTAGAGGAGTTCCCCAGTTCAAACGCTACAGCGGCATTGTTTAAGCTAACTTCATTAGAATCAAGTGCGTTTATTCGTATAACGAACGGGCGAACCGGAGATGAAGTCGGAATGTTGGTGTATCCATTGTCATTAGAAAGACCGACACTGCTGATTCCAAAACTAAATGGGGTAAGCGCAGCTATGGAGCCAATAACTTTTACGTTCTTCTTCGAGTTCGTCTTAGATGGCCCTATTGCCGCATACAGTGCCTCCTCCCTTGCATCAAAAGACCTCACCTCTGCCGTCTGAGGCTTAGTTACAGACGAATCTGGTAGGTCAAGGTTGGTTGACACTTTAGCCTTAAACACATTCTGATTCGACTCTATAGACAGCGCTCTGTAAGCCTTCTCTGCGGACGGGTTTTCGTTTGACACCACAGATATGGTGCTTGGGTACAGGTCCCCGTAGAAACTGTTTCTTGTCTGGTTGGTATTGTGAATCCAACACAAGTCAGCGCCTGTAGCGCCAGTCAATGCTTTTGGCAGAAAAGAGACAAAGTAATTTTCAGAGGCGCCATAACAGTCTGGTTCAAAGCTGTACCGCGTCTTCCAAAAATTTCCAGACGTAGAGAATGCGTATGTCATCGGTTTCGACTTGGGTTGGTAGGAGCGGTCTCATCGTCAGTATTAGAGTCATCAACCTCTCCCACAACATCTATATTCTTTACCGTAAAGATGTACTCCTTGTTTATTTGGTCATACCCTCCGGGTATGCGGAGAGGCTTATCTTCTGTCCTCGCCGTCTCTACAGCAGCGGCTATTACGTCCCTTATAGCGGACTCAAGGCCCATAGACGTCAAATCCTCTACCTGAGAGCTGGATACGGCGAATACAGCTCCGAGAGACTTGTTTACGAAGTAGGCAGTGCCGTCTACCTCAACAATAGACTCAGGAGTTCCATCGCACCCAGCCGGGACAGCGAAGTACCTCTCAGAACCAAGTATCTGGCTTGAGGCAGAAATGAGTTCGCTTCCAGACAAGTCAGATATGATGTTCCTGTTCACCGGCACCAGACAGCACCGAGTATCCTGTATGCACAACAAGGAGTCGCCACGGTCTATCAGGTATGAGATGGCCCCGTACACCTCAGGCAAGTCCTTGAAGTTCAAAAGAGAACTGTTGAACGTAGAGTACAACAGCCTTATAGCAGACTGTGCTGTTGGCAGTGAGTAGGTTATACCAGACTCGTTGCGTATCTCCTTTGACTGCTTGTATATTACGTTAGGCCTACCAAGTCCGTAGTTGTTACCCCTGATGAGGTCTGTACAGGTCTCGGACTCAAGATACCGGCTCTTAAAGTTAGGCTTGGAGGTGTTGGTCAAGCTGGAGTCCTCAGTGTCAATAAGCAAGTCATTGAATACACCGTTATTGAATCTCCTCAGGGCTAAAGCCACTGGTCTCCACCAAACGTCACCATTCTTTATCACAATAGGCTGATTAGACCCAGTAGTCCTGAGGGTGTCAGAGACCTCGTAGAATATCTTGTCAGACTGGTCCTGAATCTTAGATGGTCTGTATATTTCTACGATACAGTTCTTCTGCCACAGGTCCACCCCATTCTTTACGCTTGTGTAGTCAAACAGTGGCGCAAATGGGTTATTCTTTATCACAAGAAACTGCCCAGTTTTGTTGTATGGCGCCGCATCTATTCCAGCGTGAAGCGGGTTCTCTGTAGGGCCAAGCTCCACCATGTCCACAATCTCAAAGTCAAGATTATATGGGTACTCGAACGTATTAGCGTTGATGGCATAAGAGACAACCCTAACCCTGTCACCGGGTAGGAACTTGTACATAGACACTCCACCCTCTGGGCTTCTTGCCCCAAAGGAACTGACGTATGATACTACGCTGCTCTGAAGGTAGTTCAGAGAGACGTATACGTTGTCAAGGTCCTCATTGGGTGGTGTGTGCCGAACAAAAGCTCCTCCAGCCGTGTACTGAATAAATGACTCAGTAGACGTAGAGCGCGAGTGCACTATTCTGAAGCTGTCAGCCCATGAGGGATGGGAGTTAGGGGGAAACTCTATCTCCACATCCACCTTACCCTTACCAGAACTCCTCTCTTGATTGGAGTACCCGGGTATATATAGAGAGCCTATTGGGTTTACGAATCCATGCCTACCCCTCTTGTCATAGTACACCACACCGAAATCGTGCGCTGAGTTACTCTTAAAGGTTCTGAAGTCAGTGTAGTCCTCAAACGAATACAAGTCTGTAAACAGATTGAGGATTTCTATTTGAGGATAGCGAAGCGATTTGTACTCTTCCAGATTGTATGTATCGTCGTTTTGACCGGGGTGCTTGTAAGGGCCATATCCTGACACGATTGTTCTTCTGAGCGGTATAACGCTTAATGTGGTAGTTGGAATTCCGATATTGTTTTGAGCGGTGTACGTTCCAGAAACCACCAATGAATTGTTTACCTCTACGCGAGTGAAAATCTGATTCGAGCTATCTTTTGCAACGCCAGAGCCTATTAACTCACTTCCGGTAAAAAAGTAACCAAAAAGCTGTATAGTTTGACCAACAACCAGTCTAATGTGTGATAAAATAGAACCCTGATTATTTTGCTCTATAAAGTTGGGGTCAGGGCCAGAATCTAAAAGAGTTCCACCTATTCCAGACTCACCGTCTATGACGCACACACCAATAAGGGCTAAATTAGGGTCTTGAGTAAACTCAAAAAAACTGTTACTTTTTAGCTGGTTTGACGCTATTTTATTGCTTATTATGTTGACAAGCCCGAACTGTTTTTTGAAGTTGGAAAACGTAACAGGAAGGCCAGATATAGAGTCTATTTCTGTGGAAACATCACCATCTCTTAAGCGATAAAATTCATCAAGTGTATCAACGTTTGGAATTTGTGCGTTGTCCAAAAAGGCGTTAATCCTTGACGAACCAGTCCCAGCATTCATGAAAGACGGTGTAAGGACGTACCAATACCCATTGTTGTTGGGAGTCCTTATGCACGTAAAAGCCTCTATTCCATCTACGCTTCTTAAGTTTAGAAGCACTTCATGCACAGAGTTTACGCCATCTGGCTGAGACACATATTGCAAACCGAACAAAACATCCGCCTTGTTCACTATGAAGTATCCTATCGGTGCCTTTGGCGTAGGATTCATGGATACATCCTCAAACACAGGCGTAACCAAATAAGATAACTGGTTTGACGCAACACCAGTTTTATTGGTAGCTATTTTGGCAAAGCCACTTAACCCAAGGTTTATGGAGTGTACTTGTGTGCTTGTTGCAGAAAGACTTGATATAGAGTTTGTATACTGAGCACCAAGAGTCCTTCCGGTTATAGAGTAAGATATCACAGTAGCCACAAAATCAGCAGCTACTTGACCGGACATTGAAGTGCCGGTATATGTGAACTCAACGCCGAACGTAAGTGGGCCTCCAGAAAGTATAAGTGGGCGAGTAACCGAATCGCCAAACTTGCACAGAACAGTTTCTGTTGCCCCATTTGACTTTGTGTACGTCCAAGTTGTACCGGACACAATCTTCGTATTTACAACATCGGCAAACAGTTCTCCCTCATCGGAGGTTATAGGGTATGGTTGTTCAATACCGCCTTCATTGTAGTACCTCTGGGCCGAGTTGGAGTCATTAGACGGCATAGCCCACCCGTTCTTCCTGAATACGTGGAAGTTCTTGTCTGGGGCAATAGTCATCTGAAACTTTACTATAACCCCAGTCTCTAAATTCAGGTTACTGGCGTCTACATCTATAATAAACGACGAACCTCCATTGTAGATACTGTTGCGCTTTGCCTTCTGAGCATTAGTCATTCCGGGCAAGTGTACACCTCTGCTTCTTACGGTTGGTGTTACATAAATGCGAAGGTCTTGAGACTCAGGATACTTATTATATGCTGGGGTTATGGTCGCAGACACAGATACATTGTCAAACCCCTCCACGTAGTTACCGTAGAGGAGTCTGTTGTTTGTTACGGCTTGGGTGTACGCCTTCTTCGGCACAGAGTCAAACTGCTTAGCCACTTCAGCATCACTAACCCCAGTAAGCACCCTATCGTTGTAGAATCTGTACTTGCGTTCTCCTACATTCCATCTTGATTCAGATGCAGTAGCACTTACTTCGTCTATGAGAAGAAATGACGACGTATCGTGCTCTCTGGCGATAATCTTGATGAATGCTGCCTCTTTATTGAATGGCGGTATGACGAGTTCGCAGAGGTTGTTCGACGAGTAGTCAACTGACGTGTCAGCGCCTTGACTTAATGTCACCACAGGTACGGCCAAGTCAGAGTACGGAGATATAGACGACTCTATACCATCCTCATATACAAACTGATAGGCGAACGTAAACCCCGGGCTACGCGAGAAGTTGGAGCCCAAGAACGATGGGTCTTGCGTAAAAGCAAATTGAATCTTATCGAGTGGTGTCCGTGGGCAAGCAGAGATGAAGTCTTCAAACTCATCAGGCGTATAATTACTATAGCCCGTAGAATTAACAAGATTCTCTTGCTGAGAATTATTCAGCAGAGCTCTGTATACATTTATCTTTCTCGGCTCGTTCTTGTTATCAGTAAAGTAGATGATGCAGTCAGCGCTAACCTCATCCCAGTACCCTTTAGACTCAGCGTAACTTTTTACCGCATGATACTTGCTAAGTTCAGAGCGTTTTACGTGAACAACGTCAGCCTTGACAAAACCGTTCTGAGGAAACCTGAGCCTGTTTGACTTGAGTATCAGGCGAACACTCCCAGCCTTTACAGTTCCAACCGTTTTTGATTTGGGTAGCCTACCGAGCGGGTCATATGCGTATATGCCATGCTCAGACAGCTTATTGCAATAGACGAAAAAATATACAACCTTGGTTTTTATGTCCGTAACACTGCCTATAACCTGATAGCTGTTGTTGCTAACTGGTGGCAGGTCAAAGCTGTTAAAACCTTCGGCAGGCGTATTACCAAGCGGATTCTTTATGACGCCCGTGTTACCAGAACCCTCCTCACCTGATGATAGTGAATTTGTCAATGACACATTCAACGCATCAATCATAGAGTCCTTAGGCGTGAGCTTAAGGTCAAGGGATGAGTCAAGCTTCTTGGGATAGATTTTGTCAATCATCAGAACTTCGGTGCGAGCTTGTAGTTCTTGCGAATAACCTTCAGAGCCTCGCTCTTGCTGAAGTTAGACATACGGATTCCAGCCAAGCGTCTCTCGTTGTAATACTCAGCTCTGGCGCGTGCCTTCTCATTTGCAGGAACCCCAGACTTCTTCTCAATCAGTTTGTAGTAGATGTAAGCCCTCAGCGCCTCCTCAGCGTACACATGAACAGACGGGTTACCAGAGCGAGCCTCATCCCCCATGTACTCCATAACCACCTCAGATACGTGAGTGGACACAGACAGTTCTATTCTGTTTTGGTCAAGGTTAATCCTGTACTCCCCCATCGCTCTGCCACCACCCATACCATACAGTCTACCAATCCCACCCTCAAGCAAGTAGTTCTCAAAGATGTACTGGTGGTAGTCGCTGTTAACCGCCATACCGTCCGAGGTGGACGTCTTGCTATCCTCTATGTCCTTTACAGTATTTGCTGTAATGTCAAGCGGAGAACTATTGAATGATGTAGAATTTGTTAGCTTCTTACTCGAGAAGTTGATGTTCTTGTTCTCGTTCAGCACATACACCAATCCATCCTCACCCACCAATCCTATCTTGGACACAGAGACAAAGTCATCTGGAAGAGTAATTGTGTCATTGTCATTGACAGTCAACTTCAAGGACTTAGTCTTTCTTCCAAGGTCAAAACCTATGTCTCGGATGCCCCTAAGAGCTATGTTCCTGAGCTGAACATCAGACACATTGCTGATGTAGTCATCCTCATCAAGACCTATCCTAAAGTCTGCAATGACGACATTGAGGGGTACGGTGTTCATGCTCATTACTCAGCCACTGTATTTTCCTGTGAATACGCCTGAACCTCTGTATCACGAAGATTCAACCCAATCATAGATGCAATTTCAGATACCAACTCATTCTCGTATGATGGAGGCAAGTGAAAATTTCTTGAGTTAAACGTGTCAAAAATCTCCACACCTTCTAACAAACTTGCTGAATACGATGGTGGTTGCTGTTGGTATGCGTATGTATTGTTATTTTGATTATACGAAAAGCTACCCGGGAGTGAATAGTAGTGTAAATGATATACATACGACGTGTCTTGCGGCCATACTTCTATATAGTCCCTACCCACAAGGGCCACCCTGTATGCGTCTGTTGGCGCAGAAAGTCTACTAATCTTCAGTTGTTCAAACAGCTCCGGCTTGGATATTATCTCACACTTTCCATAAGGCGAGTTGTCTAAGTCTTGAAGGGTGGGGCCGCTACTTGAAGTCGGGTCATCCTCGTAGGTGATGTACACAATCTTGTACAAGTCGGACGGCCTACTCACCCTCCATCCAGCCGAAAAGGTACTCTTTTTCAAGAAGTAAGACATATCCTCAAGTTTCCTATCCCTCATAGACAATACAGAACCTGCATCTACCCCCGCTCTATTCATCTTCCTCGCTTCTACAAGCTCCCCCATAATCTCGTTAAAGACGTTGAGCTGAGCTATATATGCAAATGAGTTGAATACAGATGGAGTGATGAACCCTTTCTGGTCCTTGTTTGCAAGGTTCTTTAGGGTATTGTAAACCCGTTGTACGCTGACCATAATGCAAATATAAACAAGAAAGGCCGCCCCTAAGGACGGCCCATCTTGCTGTGGCTCAATGCCTTCTTACATCGTCAACTGGTCCTCCAAAGAGGCCAGTACAGACGCCCCTCTCTCCGTCATACAGAAGCGAGTCAAAGTATCCGTTGGGTCTTGCCCCACGGGTACAGCCACAATCAGCGTATTGCTATCAACCCAGTAGCATCCATCGGCAGACAGTCTAACGATGTTATACTGCGATGCACGGTGGACTACCGAGCGAGCCTTAACCATAGGATTGTCAAAGGACTTGACGAATTCTTCTGGCTTGTTCTTGGCAATTCTAAGCAGGTCGAACTTGATGTCAGCAACAGGTCTATCAACGTTTACGCTGTAGTAGATGGCCACAGGCAGCAGCTCATCGATAGACTTGGTTCTAACCTGAGCTACAGCATCGAACACATCAAACTCCTTAGTCAGTTCCTCCTCTACGTTACGCTTATCGTCAACAAGGTTGAAGACTGACCCGCCGTTCTTTGCGTTCCCGGGGTGCAGGTCCAAGAACTTACGGAGGTTAGGCTTCTCTCTTGGCACGATAAGGTTACCATTTCTGAAGATAACAGCCTCCTTTCTTGCAACAGGGCTCTGCTCATCAACAAAGACACTGTTCTCGTTAGGGCAGTACCGAATCTGTCTTACGGAGTCGCTCACCTTATCGTACACAGTGACGTTTGACTGATTGAGCATATACGCAATACCTGCATTACGCTTAATCTCGTACACCAGCGCCAGAGGTTCCTCTGGTTCTTGGTAGTTGTACTTTACAGCCTTCTTGCTTGAAGACGCTGCTGCCTCAACCTGTGGGTTGACGGGTTGGACGGCTGCTGGCCGTCCGGGCTTTCTTGGTTGTTCCATTGTATTTATTTTATGGGTTTGTATCGCTCATATAGGGCCTTGGCAAGTCGAGACGCCTCTGATGGCCCAATGTCTGTGCCTATAACTCCAAATCTCGTCATAACACCCCAGAAGGCATCTGAGTTGTTGATTTTTGTCGGGTCGGATTCTCCGTATCCAAGTGAAAGAAACTCAAAGAGTCCGTCCGTCCTGCCTGACTCAGATGCAATAACACCTGTCTTTGCGGGAATGACAGCTATAATATCTCCTTCGTAATCGTGAACGAATACGTTAAAGGCTCTGTCTCTTCTGATAATGAAGACGTAGCAGGTCTGTTGGATGCCTTTACCTCTATTATCCGGAGCCACATACGATGCAGTTCCTTCTGCCTCGTTATCTGTCCTCGTCTTCGCTGGGCCTCCATTTAACCCGGCGTGTCTCAACCCAAAGGTACTTATGTCTGTACTTAAGAATCCGGCAAAGGAGCCATCATATGTTCCGTAGAACGAGCCAAAGCTCTTGTAGTTCTCCCTTGATAGGGCACCAGAACTGATTGAGTCTATCGCAGTGGTATCGTCTGGTACCCCGAAGGCTATGTATGTGGTGTATTCAGACTCAAGCTGCAACTTAGATTCATCAGGAATCTTCATAAACCTGGTCCTGCTGAAGAACATACCTGTCGTACCAACTCCTGTACTCGACTTAACCCCGGGGTAAACGAGGAGCGGGGGGAAAGAAATAAAGTAAGTAGATAGGTCATAACCCGTGGGACCTACGCTATTAGGGAGCAAGGAGTTATTCGTCCAATTACCCGGAGAGGACGTGTAAGTCAGTCCAGCGCCTCCTGTTGTAGCTGTGATACCTGTAGCTCCAGACATCCCGGCAGGACTGTAGTCTAAGATGGGGTATGTAGCCTCAGAGAACTCAATACCATCTATATCGTATGCCGTCAAACCTGTATCAGAGAGAAGCAGTTGTCTTGGCCGCATAAGTTCAGGTGAGGTGTACACCTTACTCTCAATAGTCTTCGTATTCGTCACCTCTGCCTGCCTAAAGCTGGAGGAGCCTGTGTACACGAAATTCATGACAGTCTTGTTAGACGAAGAGTTGGAGATGAAGTTAAGTATGTCCTGAATAAGAGACTGCTCCGACCCTATGTCACACGCAACATCGATGGTGGTCTTTCTAAAGGCCTCCCCTTCTGGCATATTAGCAAAGTCGTATATACCAGAGTTGTTGAACACGAATGTAATCTTCCCCTTACTTGCTGCAACATAGGACAGACTCTGGGCTTGTAGGGCAATCATGCTTATCCCTACGCCAGAGTCTGACTCTATAGAGCTCCCGCTGTTAACGGGTTCTTTGTTAAACAGGAAGAATTTAGTCATAGTTAATTATCGTAAACACCCACAAAAACACCCAATTAGTTCATAACAAGGAAGTTAAACTTTGTTGATGTATTTACGTCTACCGCTGAGTAGGCATAGGATATATTAAAGCTGCCAGCTGCGGTAGTTGAAACACGAGCATAAGTTGGCACAGTAGTAGTGTCTGCTATTGTGAGCAAAACAACACTGCTTGCCGTTACCTGAGCATTAGTTACAGTAAACGTAATCGCCGCGTTTGCAGCTCCAGAATTACTTGTAAAACTGGTTATAGAACCAGCCTTAGTGTTTAAGGTAACCCCAGTTGTTCTGCTTGATGCTTGAGTTGCGGTTAATGGGACAAAGGATACGCCGCCATTAAATGTAGCTGTTGCGCCAACCTCGTGAGGAGTGCTTCCAAACGTGGAAGCGCCGGTAACGCCCATTATATTAAGCGTGGAAGTACCGGCAACAGAAAGGTTTCCAGCTAAGCTTAACGAAGTGGCACTAAGAGATGCTGGAATGTCTGAAAGTGAATATATTTGCCAGTCGTTTCCATCCCAAATAAGAGTAACGGTATCGTGCTCGTTGCTGAGAATGACTATGTTGGATGCATTAGCGTTAACAGTCAAATTGACTGCGGTAGCATTGGTCTTTCTTATGGAAAGAACAGTTCCAATCTCAACTGCATCGCCAACTGTGAATGCAACGTTGCCCGTTGGAGCGTAGAGTACATTACTCGTGCTTCCATTCCAAGCCGTTGCTCCAACTGCACTTTGAGCAGGCGCAGTAAGGTAAAGCGGAAAAATGTTGTCTTTTGCCATGATTTCTTTTTGATGAAAGGTAGAGGGAGGAGCCTAAGCCCCTCCCCTTTCCTCGGTTTTTTTTACGCTGTCTTGAAGATGAGGTGCTGGTTGGCTGCACGAGTAACCAAGTTACACTCAGAGCGGTAGTGGTAAGTAGCAACGTCCTTACCGGTATCACCGTTATTCGTGTATCCCAATACATCACCACCAGTTACCCAGTGATTCAACTCACGGCTGTAACCGTTAGACGCCTTGTAGTTCATCTCCAGAGCAGGAGCCTTCATACCAGTGCGTGGGTCGGTAACCTGAGTCATCGGAACCATTGCACCAGCGTATACGCTACCAGCGAGCAGAGTCGGGTCATTCAACAGTTTCCAGCTGTGCTTGTGGAAGGTGTAACTTCCGCGAGTGAAGGACTTAAAGCCCAACTTCACAGCCATATCGGAACTATTGTTGAATGCACCAAACTGTCCGGGAAGACCGGCAGTAACCTGAGTAGCGATACCCTGAGCCAACAAGTCATCGATAGCCAAGTCGAAACTTCTGTTCAGGTACATAGCGTACTCTGCGGGAGCCCCTTGCTTATCCAATTCGATGATGATGTCGTCAATATCTTGCATACTCTGGATGGTACCACCGTATACGTTACCACGAGCCTCAACAGCAGAGAAGTAACCCTCTGTACCTCTTACGCCACCATCAGTAACTACTTGAGCGCCAAGGCCAAGGGGGAAGACGTTACCAAACAACAGAGTCATCTCACGCTTATCCATGAAGCGCTTACGAGCCTCCTGTTCGCCGTACATAAACCATCTGTAGTCTCCGTTTCCGAGGTTAATCCAGCCGATGTTGGTAGCCTGAGAGCCATTGACTTGGAAGCGCTCCTTTACGATAGCAAAAGGGTTAGTCAATCTGTCTACTCCGGGCTCAGTAAACCGAGTGGGTTGGTCTGAACCTTGAGGATACATATTCCCGATAAGAGCAAATTCGTCGTTTTGTGCTACTGCCGTGTCATAAGCTGTAGCTCCCTCGGTTCCGCCCAATGAACGAAGAGTAGCGGTCAACCCAGTTGGGTCTGTAACTACCAAAAATCTTTCTCCGTCATTGATTTTCATCAGAACGTCATACTTCTGAATCATAGCGTTGGTTCCATCGCCACTAAGGCCGACGTTTCCTGTTCCGCCAGATGCACCAGCGGCACTAAAGTTTGCGGCTGCAATAGCCTTAAGTCTACGATGTCTTCTTCTTTCTTCGAACCACTCGATTTGGTCAGCCTGACCAGCGTTTTTCACGGCTCCCGTGAGTGTCAAGAAGCCCGTGATGCCTTGGTCGCCGTAGGTTTTAACCATAAGCTCCCGAACTTCGGGCTTGTTGTAAGCGTCTTCACCCGTCAAGAAGTCACCAATAGCGGTGTACTTGGAGGGGTCTGTTTTGAGGGTTCCAGAGGCGATATTGCCAGTTCTGTTGGAAGCCTCATTGGATGTTGTCAATGCCATAATCTTTAGATTTTGAATGTTAAGGTGTTGCTGGCCCCGAGGATGCTCTTAAGCTGTTCTACTACGGGGTCAACTTGGTTTGTGTTAGGAGTTTGCGGTGTAGACGCAGACACATTGGCCGCTCTATTGACAAGCCCCTTCTGTCCATCCCCAAGGCCCTTCTGATACACAGACTTTACAATGTTGTCTATGTTGTCAATAATGGTCATGTGAGAAGACAGCAGGTCGTAGTCCCAAGCTCCATCCTTCTTTACATACGAGTCAAAGAAGCTGTCGAGTTTCGAGTTCTTCTGAATGAGTTGACCCTTATACCGGTCATCGATTCCGAAGGTGAACGCATTTCCGTTACCCAAGTCGAACTCAACGCCTTCAAGGCTCTCAACATTAGAACGCATCTCACTCACCCAAGAGTCGTCGATAAAAGATTGATACTCTGAGCCAGCTTGGCTCGCCGGAGCAGTGTAACTGCTTCTAAGCGATTCAATGGACTGCTTGGCCTTTTGAGCGTCAATCTTCAACTTCAGTTGAGAGAGTTTGACTTCAGACTCGTCGTACATATCTGGATTGAGCTTGTACGTTGAGTTTATCAGGAGTTCAATCTCGTCGTAAGCCAGATTCGGGTACTCAGATGCCATCTGAATTCTTACAGCCGTCATGTCATCCATTTCGGATGGATTGAGGGCTTGGTACCTGAACCAGTCTTCCGGAGCGCGACCGGTGTCCTGAACAAACTTTGCAATAGCAGCTACTCGGTCATCAATGGCTTGAGGCTGTGTGGTGTTGAGGTCATCAAAGGAGGTTAGCTGTCTGCCGAGCCTTTCGCTCAAATAGCTTATGACAGCCGACTCCATGTCAGCCTCAGTATACTGCACACCCTCAGGCGCATCGACCTGTGGTTGCTGCACCTGTTGGTCTACCGCCGCATCTACAGACTGACTCTCCTGAGGCGGCTCCGCTTCAGAAGGGTTAAACGTAGACTCGGGACTCGATGGTGTTTCGAGTGCTGGGGCTGCTGCATCAGCCTCAAGGCTTCTTGCAAGCTCCTCCGCAGACCCTAAAATTTCAAACTTTTCCATTAAATTATTGATTGATTATCTACCTATGTATGCAAATGCAGCAAACGTTGCGCCCGGGCGGACCTGAGTATACCTCCCATATATCGGTCGTTGCATAGTGGCCTCTAAGTTTGAGGTTGAAACCAACACACCTGCCTCTCCGACTGGACCCGTAGCACCCGCATTACTCCCAACGAAGTTTGTATCAGCACCAGTAATTGGGCTGAACAAGTGCTGAAATGTTACACCGGTAGCAGTAGCCGGGGTCAACATGACAAATGCATATCCAGTTGGCGCAGTAGCTGTAACTCCGGCAGGAATAATAGCTGAACCAACTATATTCAGGTTTGCGATGTTAATCCTTGACATTACGAAAGAGTTACAGATGAACTATCTAATCCAAACACCCCGTACTCTATAATCTGGTCAACCTGAGTGACATAAGCCTTCAGTGTGACGTCATTCTTTACGGGCATAAAAGCAAACTCGTTACCAGCCAACTTCAGAAACACAGGGTCATCCGTGGCAGAGTCGGCAAAGACGTAAGCGAACTTCTCTCTCTCCTCGTGCATATTCTTCACGTAGACATACGCAGAGTCCAACTTGTCATTCGCCTTGTATATCGTCACAGCCCCAGTTACGCCAGTGGCAGCAACCTTAGAGCGGATTATGCTGCCTCCATCTGCATTGACAGACACCCCAAGGTCAACGCTAACTGGACTCGACAGTACGTCGGGACTGCTGAGCGATATGGATGCCGTCAGGGTTCCCATTAGGCTTCGTAGATGAGGGCGTACTCCAGCGTCATGTTGGTGGCAACGCTGTTAGTTACGATGACGTTTGCAGTAGGTCCACCATTCCAAGGCATGAAAGCCCAGTCACCAGCGTACAGTCTACCAACCTCTTGAGTGTTAACCTTCAGGGTCATGTACTCTGTAGCGGTGGAGGAGGTGTTCTTCAGGTACAGCTTGTGAGCCTTACCGTCAGAGTAGTTGGCTGCGTCAAACAGCGTGTAGTCAGCTGTAGAGCCACGAGTGATGCGACCCACACCTGTCGTTTGGTCAAGACCAGTAACAGTGGCAGCCTTATTCAGGTTGGTTGTCTGAGTCAGTGCAAGGGTGTCATTTGTCAGGTCAGCGCTTGACAATGTAATAGTTGCAGTGGTAGTTGCCATCTGTTATGTTTTTGCAAATATATGTCTTATTCGTCTATCTGTTTTCTGGCCAAGAGCAGCTTTATCTCTTGCACATCCTTCAGTAATCTGTCGATACTATGCTGGAGAGCGATAGTCTGTTTCTCATGTATGTCAAGTCTAAGCGTGAGTTTGCTTATCTCGATATTTAGCTTAACGTACACCCCGACCAGACCCGTGGCCAGCAGTATTATTTGATACAGATTGATATCCATCGTTCTGCAAATATAAGGACTACCACTTAACCTTATTGGCCCAGTAAGCAGCACTCATCTTACCCTTAGCGATGTTCTGTGAGTGACGAGCCTGAAAGGACTGTCTACGGTTCTTGTATGCCTCAGACTCCCCCTCTTTCTTGGGGGAGCCAGATACACCCTGTTGACCGAATCGAATTAGTTTCGTTTTGCCCCCAACCTTAGCCAAGACTACGTGAGACTTAGTAGGATGTGACGGAGTGGCCTTGGGCTTGTTAACCCCTGACAGGCCATTCTTTTTAAGGATTGATGTCGTTCTGTTCTCCATGCTTTGTGTCTTCTTTTGGCAAATCTTCAGGTTGATTCCAATAATTATAATTTGATTCAAGAATGTTGACGGTCTCGTCATTATCAAACCAAGGGAATGCTGGCTCAATATCTTGCCTGTATTCTATAACTGCCATTAGTCCATCTACAGACTTTCGTGTGGACTCTATAGAATCGTCAGCAAGCGAGTTGTAGTCTATTTCGTAGAGAGTTTTTACAGGGACAAAGGAATATCTTCTCATCAGTATCCAAATCTTGCTTTTTCGGCATTAAAGTTCTGAGAAACTTCAGTGGACGTTAAGGCCCTGTTGTACCTCCTTCCTAATCCATATCCAATTCTTGCAAACTCCCTCGACCCGTCTTGAGTTCCAAGGTAAAAGTTCGGTCCAGCAAAGGTAGGAGCATAATTTCCTGTAGTATCTTGACCCACCTGTACACCGTTTTTATATACAGTAAACCTATCGTTTGCCCCCAAACTTTCCATAGTTACGCAGAGGTGGTGCCAAGTATTTGTTGCCCAACTTCCACCCAAATTACCTCCAAACAACGAACCTACGTTGTAAAACCATAAATTCCCGCTGGAATCAAACCTGCTTCTGCTTCCACTATTAAACGCAGCAGAATATATATTTCCATCATTTATCCAAGCTCCATTAGAGCGTATCCAATACTCGTGAGTAAACGCAAGGAGCGTGCTAATGTAAAACGTATCTGACGCTCCATAACTGGCATTTGTGTAAGTCGCTCTATCGTTTACACCGTCCAAATACAAGCAATCAACTCCGCCAAGGGTAGAAAATGCAGCTCCATTAGCAAGGTTTAAATTGTGAGTCTGTCCGGTGTTATTGTAAGTTGGGGATAAGTCTGGCCAAGGACTTCCTTGATTAACCGGCAGCGCATCCCAATAACCGATTAAATTGGATGTCACAAACGCTGCTGAAACTGGTGCAGGATGTATGGCGTTAAAAAATGCTGGCATTGAATTAAGATGTTGCTCTGTCTCCAACAAGAGTCCATAGGTCTGATGAAATTCTCTTTAATCCGATAACTGAATACTGAGCCCTTGACTTAAGCGTTGCACTTGAATTAACGGTTACACCACTTGCACCGGTTACAGTAAGCTGACCTGTTCCTCCCTGCTCAAATATAATCTCTGTGTCAGCAGCCCAAGAGACTGAGGATTGAAGCGGAACAGTAATAGTGGCCGATATACCCGTGCATCTGACGTAAGAGAATGCCTCAGACAGGCTCAAAGTGAACTGAGTAGACCCAGTGGATGATACAACGAAATAAGTTGCACCAGTAGGACCGGTGGGGCCCGCTACGGTAGACGTGGCTCCAGTAGCACCTGTGGCACCTGTGGCGCCAGTAGCCCCCGTTGGACCGGGGACCGTGGATGGGTCACCTGTCGCACCAGTCTCACCCGTTGGACCTATAGGACCCTGAACACCTTGAATACCCTGAATGCCCTGAGGCCCCTGAGCTCCAGTCTCTCCTGTTCCACCAGTTGCCCCTGTGGCCCCCGTCGCACCAATAGGACCCTGAATCCCCTGAATGCCCTGTATACCTTGTGCCCCAGTTTCGCCTGTAGCTCCAGTGGCTCCAGTTGCTCCTGTTGCACCTATAGGGCCTTGTATACCCTGTATGCCCTGTGCTCCCGTTTCACCGGTGGCGCCCATAGCCCCAGTAGGTCCAACAGGACCGGGAACGGTAGAAGTAGCTCCTGTTGCTCCTGTAGCACCGGTTGGCCCCTGTAAACCCTGAGGCCCCTGAGAACCAGTTTCACCTGTCGCGCCAGTGGCCCCAGTCGGACCTTGTACACCTTGAGGTCCCTGAGCACCAGTTTCTCCAGTAGCCCCTGTAACACCAGTAGCCCCGGTTGCGCCAGTAAGACCTTGTATCCCCTGAGGGCCCTGAACACCAGTCTGTCCGGTTGCCCCTGTAGCGCCTGTCACACCTGTAACCCCTGTAGGTCCAGCTACACCCTGTATACCCTGTGGGCCCTGTGCCCCTGTTTCACCAGTAGCACCCGTTGCCCCAGTAGCACCCGTTGCCCCTGTAGCACCAGCTAAACCTGTGGCACCAGTAGCTCCCGTTGGACCAAGCTGAGTATAAGTGACTTGAGTTATACCGCAGATAGCAGATGGAGCGTCTGGTATACCACCTGTAGCACCAACAGCTTGCAATGACACATCAGTAGACTCAGACTGCCAGTAAATCTCAACGTAATCGTTTGCAGCAACAGATGTACCCACAAACGTTATAGTAACTGGAATCTCCGACGGCTCACCAGAACTCTTTCTGGGCTCAGACGTTACGTGAACAGCTGAGTTGGCGTAGTTACTCCCATTCAGTTTAATCCAGAACTCGCTCTCGTATACGGCATTTGCCGCATTTGTAACCTGAGCTACACAGGTGAGGGTGTATGTCCCGGGATTCGCAATAACTATGCGAGAGTTGCTCTGAATGGATATTCCGTTGACGGTGTACTGATTATCAAATGTTACAGCCTGAGGTGTATTTATAGTGGCTATAGTTTGACTTGTTGAGCTGTAGAAAGACCCGTAGTAACCTATTGTTCCTCCTGCACCTGTAGCTCCTATCGCCCCTGTCGCACCTGTAGCTCCTGTAGGCCCTTGAGCACCAGTCTGACCTGTTGCTCCTGTAGCCCCTGTAGGCCCAACCACAGTAGAATCAGCACCTGTAGCCCCTGTAGCCCCTGTAGCACCCGTAGCACCCGTGACTCCTGCCAATCCCTGAGGACCCTGAGCCCCCGTCTCACCTGTCGCTCCTGTCGCTCCTGTAGCACCCGCGACTCCAGTCAAACCGGTTGCTCCTGTAGCCCCAGTTACGCCCGTTGCTCCCGTGGGTCCAGCTACGGTAGAAGTCGCTCCAGTGGCCCCTGTTGCTCCTGCGGCGCCAGTGGGGCCAATGTCACCAGTTCTACTAAAGTCTATTGAGTAGCGAGCTCCATCCGTTAATGTGGTAGTTCCGGCAACGACGAATGATGCGGGGAAGTGAATATAACCGCTATAACTTGTAGCGTTGCCCGTAATCGTGAACTGACAGAACTCTACACCTGTGCTTGAGTTTCTTATAGTTACTATTCCCTTGGTAGATGCGGTACTGTCGTCAAATGTAAGTATAGCATTAGCCACAACATACGGCGTGTCGCTTGCGTCAAACGTGCTAAAAGATATTCCATCGGCAGAGCTAAATGTAGACGGGTCTGTCCTCGTTATAGCGAAGCCGAATAAGCCCGGACTAGTTGATGCGGACGTTACGCCAGACGCATACCTAAAAAGCAACCCATTGATTATACCTGTAGCTCCTGTAGCCCCTGTAGCCCCAGTTGACCCTGTAATTGAAGAACCAGTTAATCCTGTAGCCCCAGTCGCTCCTGTTGGGCCCGCTACAGTGGATGTAGCTCCCGTAGCTCCCGTGGCCCCTGTTGCTCCGGTTGCCCCGGTTGGGCCCGTAGGTCCAACTACCGTGGAATCTGCGCCTGTAGCTCCTGTTGCTCCTGTGGCTCCAGTAAACCCGATGGGGCCAGTTTCTCCTTGTATACCCTGTATCCCTTGTATGCCCTGCGCTCCAGTGGGACCAACCTCTCCCTGTATACCCTGAATACCCTGAGGTCCAGTAGGACCAGTAACGGTAGAATCAGCTCCTGTGGCACCAGTAGGTCCAGTAGGTCCCGTGGGACCTGTGTCCCCAGAGACAGCAGGAATCATAGCCTCTATAATAGAAGGAGGCGGCGTAACTATCTCTATGGGATTTGGGTCTGGAGGAGTGACTTCTACAATCATGTTACTTAATAAGCAAAGTTACAAATCAACGTCATCTCCAAACCATCCAAGTGATTGCATGTACGCCTCGTCCCTAACCGTGACCGTGCTTGGCACGATGTGCCGGAACGGAAACGCCTTGCTGGAAAATATCACCTGCATCAGCGTCATGCGCTCCGCGTCGGTGATTTCGGGAAAGAGCGACACCAGCCGCTCCAACGTGACCAGCGGATGCACCGGGATGACGTAGTCCAAATCCACCTGCAACGCTGCCCTGCCGTCGGTCGGGTGGTGGATGACACCGAACACCGTGCCGTTGGCTTGGTCGGGCGTTTGGAATTGCAGCGGAATCGTGATGCAGTACAACTCGCGCGTGATGAACTGCGCGCGCTGCGGGCTGCTTAAAATCCCTTCGGGGCGGACGATGATGTACGATGCCATTAGTAAATGTTCCAATAATCGTTCATATGCGTTTCAATAGCAGCGCGGTTGCTCGCTTGGCTTGAAGGCCAAACGACGAACTCGGTAAGCGACGTGATGTTGTTTTGTTGGTTCCGAATGTAACTATTGCCAACAGTTCCAAACGTCCAACTATTTGAACCGATGTTGCCGCTAATAACAGACGCGCCGTTGGAGTGTAAAGTTGAAGACGCTCCGTTGTGAATTGCGGCAATCACTTTGTTGCCAGCTGTAAGGCGTGGCGTCGCAGTCACTTCTGTGCCGCTGAAAAGGCCTGTCGTGTTTGTCGGCGATATTGCATTTAGGTATGTGACTGCCCTATTGCTTGCCCCAGTTCCGTCATACAAATACGGCTGCGTATTATTGCTCGTTGCCGCGCCAAAATCTGCAACCGCAAAAACGCTAAACGGCTGCGAAATCGTGAGGCTGCTAAATACCAATGCGTTTAGCGTTCCAGCCGTTTGCGACAACTTGCCCAAGTATCCCGTGCTGCTGTCATAAATTTTGAATTGCCGCGAAGTCGTCGTCTGCACCAAATTGCGGGCGTTGCCGCCTTGGTCGTACCAAGTCCGAATGAACCCATTTGTCCCGGTGCAAAAGGTCGTCAGCGCGCTGGTGTCAAGGTCGCCGTTGCCGTCGAACCCGATGTCTTGTTCCGTGTTGTCCGATGCCCGGCGCACGCGAATTGCGCTGCCAGTGTAATTGCCGTCGCCGATTAAACGCAGTGAAAACCCTGCCGTTGCGCCCGAATAGGTGGCAAGCAGCGTGGTCGGTAGTGGCACATCCTCCCAACTAATCGCCAGCGTGAATGGCGGCTTGCCGTACGTCTGCCCGTCCAAATACTCCTGCCATTTGGTCGCGGTCGAAGCGTAGGCGGTGTCATCAGCGAAGGTGTGCAGCAGCGTCCACGTGTCCACGTCGGTGGCTTCGAAGGCTTCCGCCTTGTACCAAATTTTCCGCACGATTTTGTTGCCGGCGGACGGGGTGTTGGATTGGATGTTGAACGACTCGCCGTTGCCCTCTGCCGTGCAGGTGAAGTAGCGTTCCACCGTGACGCCCGTGGCGTCAGCAAGGGCGCGGTTGGTGGCCGCTTCTAAATTAAACCTACCTAAATACTTGTACTCCCACACATAGTCGTAGTCGTTGGTAGAAGCCTTGGTTAAAACCTGCCCCGTTAATCCACCCGGCTCTCCGCCGGAACCTGTAGCGCCCGTGGCACCCGTAGCTCCCGCAGGGCCAACTGCACCAGACACAGCAGGAAGTAATACCTCTACTGTAGTATTACCAAGCTCATCGGTAATTGTGAGGGCCATTACACCTGAGTTATGTCGTCGTTAACCACGAAGGAGCCTCTCACAATAGTTTTGTACACGCCAGATGAGACAGACTGGATATCGTATATATACCTCCCGGGGTTTATCTGCTTCATAACGTTATTGTTAGCGATAATAGTTACGTTACCATTGTCGTCAACTGTAATGTCCTCAAACGAAAGGTTTGTCTCTGGGCGACCATCTTTGCTCACAACCTCTTTAGCGTCTGGGGTGCTGAGAATAACCTTGCCCTTAGCCGATGTGCCATTATCTTCAACCGAAATTACTTCATTAGGGTCTCTCACCTGCATCAAGAAGGTGTAACCCAAAGTAGCGAGCTGAATAGGGACACCATTGCTGTCCTTCATACGAAGTTGGAGCATGAACGTGTCACCACGCTTACATACGATATCCAGCTTGTCTGCTGTATCGAGGGAGATTCTACTTGCCATAACTATTACGTTCTCTTTCTTTGCTCAATAAGTCTGGACTGCTCCATAGCCTGCTTAGTTACACGCTCATCCTTTCGGTTCTCCTTAAACACCTCTATCTTCTCCTTGAACTCCTTGTCATCGGTCTTAAACCCAAGCATAGCCTGAGCCTTCAGCATCTCAACCTGCATACGGTTTTGATGTCTTAGCGTCTCCAACTGAGCCTCAAGCTCTGCCTGAAGCTGCATCTTCTGAGCCTCAATCTGAGCCTGCATCTGCATCTCCTGCATCTTGGCTTCAGAGGTAGCCTGAGCTGATTGCTGTTGAATCTGTGCCTGCATCTGAGAGTTCTGCATAGCCTGCTCCTGCATGGCCTTCATACGCTTCTTTCTTCTTGAGATAAGCAGCAGCTCCGCCTGATTGACATCCTTAAGGCCACGAATAGCTATAGCGTCCTCTATATCCAACTCTTTCTGCTGAAGGGACACCTGTATATTCTGCTCGAGATACATACGCTCCTCATCCTCCAACTCCTTAACAATGCGTACACCGAAGTTGTACATCGGGAGGTTGTTGAATGAAGACAAGACGGACATATTCTCCTTGCCAATAGCATTCTCATAGACGCGGTATATAACCGAATCCTGAGGCAGAATCTGCATACACTTGATGATGTCCTCGCACACAAGCTTGAACAGAATCATCGAGGCATTGGTGATGTCATACGTGGCGTTATTTGCAGCAGCAATGGCCTGCTCACGCACACCCACCAGAGCGTCAGACTTGGGGGTAGACGCATCCATAACCTCGTTGATACCCGTCACATCACGAATCATACGGAGGTAGTGGTTGTATATACCTATCAGCTCGTTGATGTTTCTGATGCTGTTCCCTATCTCCCTAATAGGCGGATTCTGGAATCCACCCTCTGGGTTCTTACTGCGGTAGTAGAAGACACCCGTCTGCTCGTAGATGTCGTGCAGCTCCAACGGCTCAAGCTCCCCGCCCTTACCCAGCTGAACATTCTCCAGTCCCTCGATGTCGATAATCAGTCCGTCGGGCTTAGCCTTGGCTATTGCCTGCTGTAACTTAAGGTGAGTAAGCTGAAGCATATCGGCGAAACCGATGCAGCTGTCAACCATACTCTTTGGCATCATATTGATGAAGTTCGTGGCTACGACAGAGTAGGACAGTCTGGCTCGTGTGATGTCGTGTACGTTCTTCGGGACATTCTTCATGCGACCGTAACCGAAGATATACTCCTCACAATCAAGTATATAGTTACCGCCATACACGGTCATCATCGTCATCATGTGAGGTGTGCGCTCGTACACACTCCCCGGCTTCTCTGCATACTCGAACCCCTTGTAGAAGAAGTTCTTGTTACCGTAACGGTTCTCCTTCTCCTCGAAGTATATGGTGTCTACAGACAGGAACTCGAACTCCAACACATCAACAGTATACTCATCGTACCCATAGATAGTCTTCTTGAGTCTGTCGTCGTACTTGTACTTGTTGATGCTATCTGCGTCGTTACCGCTCTTGCTTCTAACCTTGTACGCTATCTTCTTCAAGTCCTCCTCGGTGAGTTCACCGTTGGATACCCGACGAAGCTCGTCTATGGTCATACGCCTTACCTGACCCGCATACGAGATGTCTGCAAAGTTCGGGTCTTCTGTGTAACTGTGAACAAACCGAGCTGGGTCCACATACTCTGTAGCGATACCGTAGTTTGGGTCGTTTCTACGCTTCGTCACTGCCATGCCTATAGAGGCCAAGTCATTGACGCACCGTCTGTATGTCCCGTCAGTGAAGTTGTTCCAAGACAGGGTCATCTGGGTACCTATCTGAGCAGCCACCTCTGCCGAGGTCTTTACGTTAACCCCCATAAAGATTTCAGCCTCCTCAAGCGTATCAGGCAAGTTCTCTGGGTCCTCGTCAAGCACGATACCAGCCTGCTTCTTCAGGGCGATAAGCTGCTCCTTGGCCGCAATTTGAAGCTCTATCCTCCGCTTGTACTCATTCTTCTCAGAGGAAGATATAGGGTCTATAGCCTCTACGTTAGGGTAGGGGGAGCGAGACAGAATCTTATTCACCACCACCCGGACAAACTTAGGTAGAACGGGTACCGGTGTAAAGTCCAAGTTCACCAAGCTCCCGTCATTGTTCCCCGGGTCGAGAGTGTTGAGTAGTTGCTTGTATATCGACGTGTCCTGAGTTCCGTTAGCGTAGTTTCTGCAACGCTCAAACATCTTGTTCCGGCGACTCAGAAGGGTGTCTGTGCTATTCAACCCAGCCCACTGAGCTTCTATAGCCTTAGCGTACTTTAGGCCGTAGTCCCTACTTTCTTTTACAGATGACTCTGCAAGAGGGTCTGGGAATCCGCCAGTGTTCCTTCTTTCGTTATTATACATTAGGGCTCAAGATACCTGTGAGTATCGTGCAAATATAAGGAAATCAGCCGATGGGCTTGAACCGCCTAATGAATGTCTTGTCACTAATAGTGGATACCTGACGCTCCTTGCCCTTCTGAGCTGCAAGTAGAGCGAGACCAGAACTGATGGTAAGGTCATACTTGGTACGCTTGTCTATCCTAAACCCTATCCAGTCCTCTAACGTCTTGTCAAAGTACATCTTACCCATCTCACCTGTGTCATAGTTAACCCCTACGTGGTGGTGTATGTACGACTCTATCGCCTGCGCGTGTGCATGGATGATGTCCTGAGAGTTTGACGGCACACCCTTGGTCTTTGATGACTGAGCCGCCCCAGATATCCTCAAATGCTCAGGCCTATCCAAGATGTACCCATCATATCCCCTCTGTTCGAAATACCTGACTATTCCGTACTTGTTGTTCTCGATGAGTAGTGGGTATCCGTAGAAGACAGCGCACATAAGTACATCCTCGTAGAAAATCTTAGCCATGTCCGGACGAGAGGCATATTCCACGACAAACATATTCGACGGCCTGTTCATAGATGTCTTGTTGTACATATGCAGTGCGCCTTTTGAGCCCCTGCCGTCAACTGTAGCATCGATGTCATACGAGTCAACACCCCCTACTCCGTAATCAGAGAATGGGGCTACACGCTTACCCCTGCTCTCTGTGAGCACATTTCTCTCCTCTGGTGGAGGCATCCAAGAGACCCTAAACCGCCCGTTTATGTCTGGGGAGAACCTCACCTCTTTGTCCTTCTCGTGCCATATGAAGTTGCCCTGTACTACAGGGTGTGGGTACATCTCCTGATTGTACTCTATCTGCTCGTATATCTTACCTATGTTGAACAGGCTGCCAGACACGCTATCCCTAAACGCCTCATCCTCAGTGAATGGAAACTGTCTTATCACCTCGTTCATTTCAGAAGAGTCGTGCCTATGACTATCTCGTTCGTTCTTGAGGTACTCCTTAGCCCCCATGCTGGTCATGTTCCCGTCCATCGTCTTTATAGGAGACTCAGGCGTCTCTACGATAGGATTGCCATACACATCAAAGAACCCCTCCAAGGCTTCATAAGCCGGGACAAAGATTCTGTACAGTCCGGATGAGGTTCGTCCGTTAGCATTCCTATTGAGCGGGTCACTCTCCTCCCACAGCTTCTTATACTCATCTCCACCCTTGCTCATGGGGTTCACCGTACTCCCCACCATAGCCTTACCCACCACGTTTTTACCCACAATGAGACAGGTACGCTGAATCCTCCACGCCTCCTTGATGTCTGCCGGGTCCTCCCACTTACCAGCCTCATCGATGTACAGCCAGTGCAGCTTCTCCCCGTCATATGCGTTGTTGGTGGTATTCTTCCAGTTCACTACAGTGTTCAAGGCCTCACCTACATAGGAGTTCTTGTTCTTCTTGGTGATTCGCTTGGATGGCTCACGAAACGCCAACTCCATACGAGGATTGGTGGTACCATCCTGAATGGGCTTGAAGAAGAATGGGTAGTTCTGAAAGATGGGGACTACCTTCTTCATGAAGATATTCTCCTGAGCATCCTTACCCGTCTTCGACTGTATACCAACCAGCTTATCCTTCACCTGCGTAGACTCATCCACTATATTTGATGAGCACATAATCGTATACCCAGAACGACGACACTTGGTGTACAGTTGGCCCAGACACCTCTCATCGGCCTCACAGGCTGCCAGATGCAGATATATCTGCTGCTGGAACTTCAAAAATCCCGGGTAACCTACATCCACCTTAGACCACTGAAGGAACATATAGTGCCTACCCGTGATGTACGTCGCCTCCCCATTATTAAAAAACCACAGCCCCTCTCTTCTACGCTTAAACTCCTGCTCTATGTACGGAGAGAAAGCTTCTCTGAACTCCTTTGGTTTGTCCATCCAGTCATCCATAGACCTGACAGACGTAAGTTCTCGCGGAACGGGTTGACGCACCCATCTCTGCTCAGACTTAGGAAGGTCATGAAACAAGATATGACCCCTCCTCGGCTTCTCAGGCATGGCTATGAGAAGTCCATGAAGCTCTATGACCTCTCCTGTCGTTCCATTGGGGTCAATCTTTATGGCGGGCTCCTTGTGACCCTCTACAGGCGCCAGTGCAGACATTAAAACTGAACGTGTACACAGCCCTCACAGCACGGACTGCTGCCCGGGAATACCGGACCGTTACTGATTCTGTCGTTTCTCTCCATGACTCGTCTGTGACGAGCTACGCTGGCTGATGGTGAGCACGACGCTAAAGCCACGCACGCTACGAATGCAACAACAATGAACTTCTTCATGACTAAATTTTATTGGTTGTTGTACAAGACGCTTGAGATGACAGGAAGTTGCCTCATAAAGATAGATTTTATTTCCTTAGCCAGCAACTGCATCTCCAACTGAGCGTGCTCATCATCCCTCACAGAGAAGAAGTGTATCCAAGAGCGAACGCTTCCACTCATGTGCATCTTAGTCTTGGTGCACATAGGCAGAATCATACGTGCCGTTTCTCTGGACACACCCTCCTTTAGCAGTAGGTCATACAAGTAGCTGGTGTGCTTTAAGTGCTCCTCCACAAGTTCATACAGGTAGTCCTGTTGCCAGCCTATCTCGTCCGTAGAAGACTGACGATTGTTATTGGACTGCCTCCTCAGCTGAATCTTCTCGAACACCTCGTCATCAACCTTATAGACGTTCTGATACCTCTGACTAAACTCTTGAAACGTAAAACTCCTATGTCTAAGGAGCTGTATAGCAATAGCCTTGCTGGTCTCTATCTCAAAAGTGAGGAATGCGTGCTCAAACGGAGACCAGTGGCCGTGCTCTATGAGGTACCTCAGTAAGCCCTCGTAATCCTCCTTCTTATCGCTACGAGAGCTGCTAACACGCGCAACCTCGACCATGTGCCTCTCAGCATCCGGTGTGATGTTTAGTATACTGACTTTCATGTAAATTCTATTGTACCCCCGACAGGGCTCGAACCTGTGACCCACAGCTTAGAAGGCTGTTGCTCTATCCGACTGAGCTACGAGGGCGTTTGCGCGACGGGTAGGACTCGAACCTACAACCTCTGGTTTTGGAGACCAGCGCTCTACCAATTGAGCTACCGAAGCAAATGAGGGTAGGCATTTGCAACTACCTACCCCCGTAAGGACTCACCCCGGGACGCTGTTCTTATGGGTAGCGTGATGAGTACTGTTTGAGCTTCTGAAAGGAGTCGAACCCTCAACCTGCTGAGTACAAATCAGCTGCTCTACCAATTGAGCTACAGAAGCAACATTCACACCCGTTGGCGTGGTAGGGACGGCAGGGCTTGAACCTGCGACCTTGATGATATAAGCATCCTGCTCTAACCAACTGAGCTACGTCCCCAGTTAGAAGCACCTTTCCGACGTAGAGGTGCAGAACGCCTTAAAAAGTTACGGGTGTGAAGTTAGAGTCTCTATTGTCCCATATGGAGTTCCACTTATGGAGAACCTTGAGCAGCATCGCCCACTCCTCCTCAGTGACTTCACCTTCAGGAAACCTTACCTCGTTCTTTAGCCAAACAGAGAACTCCTGTACACCAAGCAGAGTAGACTTTGCATGGCAGGCAGCTTGGAACTCAGCGGTATCCTTAGGTAACTCAAACCTCAGCGTTCCCTCCATTGCCGGACTTAATGCGGCTTGGGATGATGGCATTGAGAACCGAGTCCACCAACCCAAACACCTTGTTATCCTTCTCTGTGGGGGTGATGTTGATGATGACCTTAGCCAGAACCATCAGAGCCACGAGAATCTCAGTGAGGTTTGAACCTGTCAGCCAGCTTGAAGAGCCAGAAGCCGCAGCGGTCTCTTTGATGACAAATGTGGTGTCGATTACCACTCTTGAGGTCTCAGCAAATGCATTGAGACTGTCTACTACTACAAGTGAATCCATCATGTCGCTTATTTACTTGCCCTTAATTTAGGACGGTTGTTTGCCCTGTTTTTCGATGCGCTAATATATCCAGAAATCTTTCCGTTTGAATCATGGGCGGCATCTTTTCCGTCACCATTCCCGTATGTACCCTTTCTGCGATTATATCTATTCAGCTCTACGCGGTACTTCTTTGCGGCGTCAGAGCTACCGTATTTACGGTACTCCTCCTTGTAGTCTCGCTTCTTCGCTCGCATAGAGCAAAGATATATATTAACTCATAAGCAAAGATGCAGCAGCGTTTCTGTCGTTCTTCATGTCAGTCATGGCTATCCAGTTGTTGATGTCCATTCGAATCACCGGGTGCATCTCAGATAGATTCGACGTAGTAGACATCTCTGTATGAAGATTCACCGTTAAACTATGAACGCTCTTGGACGTTAAATGTAACCAATTGTCACCAAACCACACCTTAAGATAAGACGGGATGGGCTTGTATTTGCTCTTTTTAACAAACATGAGCACACCCCAGCCATTACCTATGTGATTACCCTCCGTGAGCTCCATCTTAACAGGCTCTGGATTGTTTATACCCTTTGGATGAACGCCGACGCAGTCGTATATGCTCTCTAACATAAAGTTGAGGGTCTCTTCAACAGGGAACGAGATGTCATCGTTGGATATGATGACGTCCTCACATGAAGACACGGCCACACCTAAGTTCCAAGACGGGTTGACGTATATGTTTCTCCCTGAATGGATTACGTTTAGTTTCTCTATGTGAGAGTAGTCAGGGGCGGAGGATGGGTCGTTGTCTATAAGCAGAATCTCATTAACGGCATCGCACTTATCATAAGCCTCGAGCAAGCTAATCGTTCTGTCAGAGCGCCACATGGTGGGAATGACTACACTATACATTACAAAAGCATTTCGTAATTATTAGGAAGGGCTTCTGGGTCCAACTCGACAAGACTGTATGATATTTCGCTCCTATGAAATAAGTCCCTGCCATCCCTTATAGCGTTGCTTATATTCTCATCGCTGGTATATAGGTCTGTATTGTACTCTTGGTGAGAGAAATTGGATATCTTGTTTTTTATGAAGTCTACACCTCCAAAATAAGAGAAGTGCCACCCGCATTTAACATAGTATTCCGGAGAGTTGAACCTAACTTTTTCAGCACCGCCGAGCGTTTTGAAGATGCCGTAAGTGCACGATTTGGCATGAAACCAAAGGTTGTCAGCAAGCGTATTAAGATTGTAGTAATACATATCTTGAGCAAAACCTAAGGTGGTGTCATTAAACTTAAACACTTTAAGTAGCGGAAGTGCAGATACGTCCGGTACTTCATCGCAGTCGGATATTAAAATCACATCGTCGTCAGATGGAGAGATAACGTCTAATCCTCTGGATATACAGTTGCGCTGAAATCGCTCTCTAACCCAAGGGTCATCTCCATCCGGCATATCAGTGACACTAACGTATATGACCTTATCTAAAAATGGCTCAAGTTCAGATGATATAAGCGGAAAGTTCATCTCCTTGTCCGCCCCAGAATAAGTCTTGTTGGCCTCAACAATAACAAACCAATCCACGTGGTCATAGAGTTCAGTCAGCCTAAACTTAAGCATATTGAACTCGTTATAAAACGTAAAGCAGTCAATTATCTTTTTGCTCATTTTTATTCTTATTTATAGCCTCTTCGTAGAAGGCGAAGTTATTCCTTAAGCGCTCCTGCTCCTCTGCTGGAACCTCTTTGAAGTGCTCTGACTCCATAAACGTCTTCGCATTGTCATATGCCAGCTGGTACTGACCAACATAGTATGCCGACATACAATACTCATCTACAAACAGCCACTTCTTGATGGGCACATTCACAAAAAGTACATCTCCCTCTCTGGCATTCTGCGCCGCCATGTTCCCATACGTGAAAGCCAAAACATATCGCTTGTTCATCCTCAAGTACCGCATGAGGTAGTAGACAGCCTCGAGTCTGTGCGGGCGGAATTCCCACGCTCTGGAGTACGCATAAAACACATCCTCCTCCTTTCTACCCACTTGGTCCATGAGTAGAGCCACGTGGTACAACGAGATGTACACCTCCTCGTCCCACCCACCCATAGCCGCACGCTTCTTGTATGCCTCTATAGCCTTGTTTGTTTGGCTTGAGTCCCTATAAGACTGAGCCAGATAGAACTGGTATCTTGGATTTCCCGGCTCATCTTTGAGCGCCTTCTCAAGAATCTTTGCGTCTTTAGCGTACTTCTCCTTAACCGACTTAGCCCTCTTTAGAGGTGAGATGTTTGCCATGATGTGACAATCATTGAGATTGCCACCAGATTTGGGGGTATTGTCTGGAAGTGCGGGATACTCATGGAGAACACCCTCAAATCTCCAGTCCAAGTCAGACTTAAACAAGAAGAAGCGGTAATACTCTATGTCGGCGAACTTCAACTTAATGCTGTACCCGGCGTCACTATCCAGTACACTAAATGGGTTCTTCCCTTCGTCTACCACGAGGTAGTCGTCGGCGTCCATCATAAAGCGGTAGTCGCATACATCCTTAGCCAAGTTAAGGGCCTCGGTGCGGTTGTGAGCGAAATTCACCCAAGGGCGCTCATAAAGCGTTCCGGGGATACCGTGCTTCCCCATCACCTCGTGAATCTTCTCTATGGTCTTGTCCTTCGACCCAGTGTCTACAATGACCCAACTGTCAATATACGGGGCAACGCTATCGATACATCTCTCGATAGAGTCCTCCTCGTCCTTGACAATCATGTTAAGGCATACCGTCTTTTTCATCAACTCAAGTATTTTTCATTAAACCTATTCATAACAAGCTCAGGGCTAAATTCATCTACTATACTCTTGAATGTTCCCGGTTTATAATCAAACGACATATTTGAAATCAATCTAAAGAAGTCATCTACGTCTGAGTACATCAATCCGGTATGCTCAAGCATAACCCTATGATTCTGGTCATTACCACCGGTCCAAGATATAACTGGCTTATCAAAAAACAAAAACTCGCTAACGGCCAATCCAAAAGACTCGCCCATTGCTCTTGCATGAATCATGGCATTGCAAGTGTTAATGAACTTAACTTTTCTGCTTAAGTCATATGAAGCGCTCAGATGTATTACATTAGGAAGGCTGGGACAAAACCTACTGGTATTCATAAACAAGAAGTAAGTATCAGGATTTTCTACAGCGAACTTGTATACCGCGTAGTGAACAAACGGTATGTTAAATTCAGTTTCGCCTCCGTGCCTACCAAATACAATGGCATCAGGGGGTATACCAAGTTCTTGTCTGAGATTCCCGTCTACATACGGCAAATTAACTATATACGGTATGTAGTCATCTGGAACACCGTTCTGTTCGGCCAGCCATTTAGATATGTACATATACCTATCTCCATGCGGCTCATTAACATTAAAAACAGAGTACACAAGGTTTTTAACGCCACCTAACACAAAGTCGGTTTCGCCTGAACGGCACAAATAGATGAAACCTATGCCTTTTGTATGACAAAAATCCTCTAATTCAGTCAAGTTTTTGTAGAGGAACACCTCAAACCTGTCTTCAAACTTTTTTAAGCAGAACAGGTCTGAGTCAATCCTTGAGGCTATGTAAGATTTATTCCCTAATACAGATTCGTTTGCCTCAGCGTGGTCAAACATAGCTACCTCAGTGCCCCTTACACCAAGTTGGTTAGAGTGAAATAAAACTTTCTTCATTTGCTAAACCTTTCTGCGAACCCCGGCTGGTACTCCTTCTGCTCGCTAAGTATTCCGTGGGACGAAGATAGCTCTCTCTTCATCTCCGCCAACTCTTGATACCGTTTAATCATCTCTTGACAGTCCAAGGCTGTCTGCTTTACGGACTGCAACTCAGCCTTTCTGGCGCTACCCGTCACCTCCGAGTCCACTGGCTTACGGACCTCCTCAATCATGTTGTCTATGGCGTCCGCCATACTATCCATCAGCCGTGTTATCGCGTCGAGGCTGTCAAATGGCTTCTTCTTCGACATACAGCAGGTCCTCTACTCGCGTGCGGTAAAACTCCTCCCCGTCAATCTTAAACCTGTAGTCGTGGTTCTTTCGTATCCCCACCACATCCCCCACCTTCAGCCCCAAGGCTACCGTCTCATCGCTATCGAAAGCCACAACCCCCTTCCTTACTGGCTCCTCTGTGAGCTTCACCACCTCTATTATCGTGGATACCGGCTCCTCCTTAACCTCAGCCTCTGACAGTATCGCCCACCCGTTGAGCGGGTGAAACTGTCCTGTCTCCTTGCTCTTGTACCCTATCGCCTGATTGTTCACAGCTATGGTGGGGTGGTAGGTGACGAGGTACTGGTCCTTATGGTCGTCCAGCGCCTGCCCATCGTTAATAACCACCAAGTGGTGAAAGTACAACGTATCCCCTACAGATACCGGGGTCTCGTACTTAAACGGCGTAGACACCACCTCTCCCTCATTCACCCTGTGCTCAAACTCGTTGAATCGGGTGTCCACAAACAGCTTCAGACCACTCTTCAGCGTCATCTCATCGTTCATGCGCTTGGGCACACGGACGATAAACTTGTCAAATGTCCTCATAATAAATTGATTGTAACTCAGAAGTTCAGGTCGTACTCCACGATGCACGGCATATCGTCCACCGTCTTCCACAGCACCTGCACCCCTGACGCCTCACTGACGTAGATGAGGTAGCGGCTCTTGGCTGTGTGGTGCATATGCTCATCGTCGAATACAATGGTGCTGACGGTATTTGCGCCAGCTGCCATACCTATGTGGTATGCCATAGCGTTCTTCGGGTCTCGCCCGATAACTATCTTTCTAATTAAGCCATCCATTAGTTTAAGGATATTGGATTTGAGGCAAATATAGCCCCTGTAGCCGATAGTTTATTCTTGGGGAGTTTCTCATATCGGCTGTAGTGCCCTATAGCCATCTCCATAATATCAGCTATATCTTCTGCTTCATCCACCTGAATCTGGAACACGGCACTTATATTTGTCCCTTCATCGTCCTCCCCTGTGTTTACTGCCACGCAGTTCACCATAAACACCTCATCCCTCAACCCCATATCATCCACGAGCTCATCGAGAGCCTCGAGTATCATCTTGGCTTGGGCGAGAAACGAACGCTTCAGAGCTTCCTCAAAAACCTTCTTATTCATGGAGTCTAAGTTAAAGAGAGAGTATATGTTTAGAGAGTTCCTCTATAAAGACATAAACGTCAAGAGAGAGAACATACTCAAGTATTATGGCCGCATAAGGCAACAGGTGGCCGATGAGAACAAAGTCACCGGTGCCCAACTGGACTTTATGGTGTGGGCGTATGACTTGGTGTTCTTTACACGTGTCCATGCGAGTAAAGATACGGGTATTAACGACAGAAATATGTACGCCCGCCTCCTATACCCACTGTTAAAGAAGGACCTCATATACCACCACTTCCACCGGTTCGAGACCTACAAGACCTTCGAGGCCGCCAGATTCCGCGAGGACGGTGGGCACAAGTACAGGGTCCGTTTCGCCCTCAGCAAGCGTGGGGTGATGGCTGTGGAGCGCTTCTACTTCCTCTTGGGGAACAGGGTGTAGACTGTCTTATTGCCTACTTTCTCAGCACGAAGCACCTCCCCTCTGTTTGCTGTGGGGGAGTAGGAGATGTGCACCCAGTCCGGGGAGTCGTCATCACCGAACTCCCAAATCAGTTGGTTGAAGGTGAGGTTGTCCCTTACGAACTCAAATATCTGCTTGTTGGTCACCCCTCCGTGGATATCCGCGTCGAGGTCGAGTGCCCTCCCCATCATGTGCTCCGAGCGCTTGGCCCCACCTATGGCCTTGTTCAAGGCTGGGGAGCGGTAGCCAGAGGTGACGGCTATGGGGACCTTGAAGTGTTCGCGCACAGGCTGGAACACCTTCTCTGCCACCAGCTTCAGACTCTCAAGTTCCTCCTTACCGGGGGTATTGCTAATACCTAACCTACTGGCTGTCTGAGACTTAGTGACTTCTGCGAGCGTCAAGTTCTTGCTTATGTTCATGGATGAAAAAAATTTTCGACTAAAATAGCATACACACACAATAATTTACGAAATTCTGCGTTATAGAGTCAAACACCACACACATGAAGAAGTTCCTTGTAGCCGTCTCCCTCATCTCAGCAACCCACGTTCAAGCTCAGATGAAATTTGAAATCTGTGTAAACCTGCCTCACAACCCTTGGCACTCGTCCGTATACAACGACTCGCTTGTATGGGAAGTGTGGGTGGACAACGGTCGATATGACTGGAAGTCTTTTGAAGAGAGAGCTGTGCGGTGCGGTATCGACGACGCCTTCATCCAAGCATCTAAGGACTCATTGCGTCATGTGGCTGCACCGTCAGATGGCACCTTCTACGGAGTCTTCTTGTTGGACGGGCTTGGCATCTACCATTTCGAGTTGCGTAACAAGTTCACAGGCAAGCTCCTCGCATACCAAATGGCCAACTTGAACAAGTTCTGCTTTTCGGATGGAAAAACGGTCTACCTGTTTGCTACCGCCAACCTTATGGGTACTTCTCAGAAAGTGTACAGCCCCACAACGAAAAACGAGCTCAGCGGCAAGTACCGCGTCGGGTGGCACTAATTACATCTGAACCTTGAATCGCTCGTTCTTACCCATAGAGCTTCTCAACGCATTCAAGAGCGGGCTGTACCTTACGTCGTACATCTTGTCGCCCTGATTGTTGTATCCCCTGTGTACAGCTCTGAATGGGTTTACGTTGTCTGTTGAGCGAGCAGCTTGAGCCCTAAGACCCTCTACGTCAACACCAGTTGGCCTTTTAGGCTTGCCGCCTTTCTCATAATTACGCGACTGCTGTCTTCTGAGCAGTTCCTCCATAGCTCTGGCTTTGGCGTCACTGGCCCGATTTTGCATCCTGTTCTCAAACTGTTCTTTCGCTTGGTTGATGAAGAACTGATTGTCTATGCCTTCATAGGTGGCCCCTCTGTCTTGACTTCCTTCTCTGGCCATAAACTCTGAGATGAATTGACGAGACTCTGGTGTGTCTTGGGTGATGTCTATACCCATCCTTTCAGACGCCATAATAGCGTTTGGTATGGCGCCCTCAGGAAGCGTCTCACCACCAAGTCCTGTAACAACTACAGGCAACTCACCAAAAGACCTAAACCCAGCAGCGGTGACGGGTCTATTTGCGTCGTACATACGAGTTGTTGGACGTGACTCCTCACCGAACTGTATGGCGCCATGCCAGTCCCCAATGTATCTGTCCGTCATAAGCTGTCTTGCTGCTGCAAGCCGAGCATCTGGGTCCATGTCCCTAAGGAACTGGAAGTTCTCAGCCCCAGAGTTTACGAGTTCGTCAAGGACAGATAGCGCTTGAGCCGGTTCTCTATCTAACGCTTCATTTACCATTCTTGTCCAAGCATTGTACTGGCTATCCAAGCTGCCATCTCCACTGAGATATCTTTTCCCGAAGGGTGTCTGACGCAACATCTGCTGCTCTTCAGGAGGCAAGTCATCCAACCTCCCAGACTTAGGGAGGGAGATGTTGTATGCATCTATCTTGTCTGGGGATACAGCTTGAATCATACCATCATTCCCCAATGGGAAGCCAGTAGAGATGGTTCTTACCGTCTCTTGGTATGGTCCGGTGACTCCACCACCCTGCTGGTACATTCTACCACCTTTCATGTAACTCTTAATCGTTCTCATATGTTTGTTATGCTGTTGCTAAAAATACTTCTGTCAGGCAGGCAGCCCCTGTAGCCCCTGCTTTTATGGACTTGAGGTTGGCAAAACTGAAGGCTTGGTCCACCCCTGTCCCTGCGTACACATCCTTATTCGTCAGTACAAAGGACTCACCGTTATCCAACGTAAAGACAGCCTCGCTATTAGCCGTCTGAACCTTCAGGTACAGGGAGGCTGTTACGTCGTCTGAAGAGGAGTTGGTGACCCTCAGGTACTTGAAGCTGGCGGGGATAACCGTGGACCCACCCCCAAGCGTATCTGTAGTCATGAGTGTCGTATACCCCAATCCACTCAGAGGTACACTGATGAGCCTGTGCAGCACCTCGTTCACCCCAGTAACCGTCAGTATACTCGTGGAGCCTCTCTGAGCCCCATTGATGAATACGTCCTCCGTAATCGTTGTTGTGAGTACAGCCATTATTGCTTGCCCTTTGACTTCAGGTAGGCCTCATAGTCAGCCACCAACAGTTTATTGTCATTCAACTTCCCACGAATTATAGGTCCGTACTCAGATGGCTTGCGCGGTGCCCTTGTAGCGAACAGAATCAAATCATCGTCGCTGTACCTCTTCTTCTTTGACTTTGGTGGGTCAGTCTGTTGTCTTACTGCTTTCATGTTACTTCTCTCCCCTCCTTGCTTTCGATGCCTCTATAGCAGCCAGCTGTCGGGAGGCCTTCTCTCGACTCTCGTGGGTGCCCAAGAGCTTCCCAGCCCTCGACCGCACCTGCCACTGACCCTTGCTCTTGATAATCATCTGTAGGAGGTATGGGCAAATATACAACAGATTCATCACCCCCTCCCTTTACCCCAGTAACCCTTCCCCGTAACTATGCTTTTTTTTGGGTACACTACGCCCACTTCACAACTGAGTTACCATCGCTTCTACTCCCATCTGAGTAGCACCGCGAAAGGGGCCCGTAGGTAAGCCCCGAAGCTAAGGTGCTGTCTTGCTCAGTAGCATGGCGAAGTTACAACTTTTTTCGTCAAAAGTCAAGTGCTTCTGTAAAAATCTTACCCCTGCAAATCAACAGATTAACTCATACTGACCGTAACTTATGGGCGAATTAACAAATTTTGGGACGCAAAATACTTGCCAGAGACAAAAAACAGTCTCCCGCAACGCAAAGGGGGGAGTTATAGAGAGTGGAGTTATAGAGAGTGGAGTTATAGAGAGGTTGGGGATTGTATATAATCACGGACGTACCCGACACGCATCCGGAACGGACTTGGCGAACCCCGTGGGGTCTGAGGCAGGGCGATTTGGCCACAACATTCAGCGATTGGGCAGGGCCGGGGGGCCATGCACTATCATCATTCGCAATGGGGGTGCGAATGTCATAGTGCCATCCGCATCTCCATCCTTCGCAATGCGTATGCGAAAGTGAACCCCACCACCACACGTCATTCGCATGGGATTGCGAAAGTGGATGTATGCATATTGTGTTGTTAATTGTAAACCTTTGTATTGCAATACGTTCGGATGGTCTCCCCCCCATTTTCACCCTCAGAAAAAAAAATCTCCCCAGACACAATAATATTCCTCGTGCTGCGTTCGCGCGCGTTACGCGCGGGTGCCATGTCTGATTGGGGATGGCCATATGTTAACGGATGTTAATTCCCATGTGGACATACAATAAGGATGAGCAATGGCGTTATAGGTGCAGGAACGGGGCACACAGCACCGGGTCAAATAGAAACACAAACAAAAAACAAGATGAACAAGGTCACCTGCACTTACAAGCACCCCGGCTACTACAAGTACATCGTCCAATGTGGGGGCTCAACCTTCACAGCGAAACTCGAACATTCGGAATGCGGAAAGTGGTGGGGTTTAGTGGTGTACGATGCCAACGACGATACGGTCCATCACTACCCATTTGACAACAAAAGATGGGCACTTGACTACCTGACCAACGACTTCGCATACTAAACCGAAACAACCCGACGTTAAACAATCAAACAACAGAGTCATGAACAACAAAGAATTCATCCGCACCATCATCCTCGGCATCCAAGGAGCAGTCATCACCATCGCCATCGCATACGTTGTAGTTCACTTCATCTCCGCGCATCAGGATGCACAGCGGAAAGAGATTGAAAATATTTTCAAGGACGCACAATAACAGGAAACAGCACAGCGTTATAGTATCAAACAACAGCATCATGAAATTCATCGTCAGCACCACAGCAGGAGTCGTAGGCACATTCGATTGCGCCGGCACAGCAGCATCCTTTGTCCGCTATTCATGTGGCTATCTGCATCTTCGCAACGGCAGCGAACTAATGGAGATGGTGGAGATGTCTAATCGGGGAGGAAATTATCCCTATAGGCCCACAAAAAATATCACCATAGAATGGGAGGATGCACAATAACAGAGCAAGTACCGACGTTAAACAATCAAACAGCAGAAACATGAATCAGACGGCAAGCATTCAACCAGTTGCACAAATTGCAGGGTGTATTTTGTTCGATGTAACGACAAAGGATGGAACGCCATACATCGTCGATATCGTAGACCAAGACGTTGACTTCGCGTTGAACATCTACGACGATGACTTAGACCATCTGCACACAAGCATCCATGCGGACAAAGATTCAGCATTAAAACATCTCATCGCATTCAAATTCGCACAATAACTGAACAGCAACCGACGTTATAACATCAAACAACATAGCCATGAACAACATGAATTGGAGTGAAGCAGTTGACTACGCATTGCAGTCACTGAAGGATTACAATGGAGCGAGCGTGAAGGTAGCCTTTGACCCACTTTGGAAGTATGTAAAGAAAGAATTGGCTCCGGACATCCCAAGCGATTTGAAATACTTGGAGTCATCGGCCAAAGATGGGTACATGGTCAGCCTGAAGGGTAACTACGCAGGAGTGAAATTGCAAGAGAGCAGCAAGTTCATCTCACTCACTGACATGAAGAGCGATGTTGAAGGTCTGATGGCAGAGATGCATTCAAATATCATAAAGGTTTATTGGCACACCGAAGTGAATCTGTACATTGGATTGTGGATTGAGAAAGGGAAGGTCGTTGCAGATGTCAGCGTGAACGTTCCTGACCGAGAATCCGCCATCCTGCTGGGCCTTGCGAACAAGCAGCGAGCCATCTATGACTGCCGGATGCAGGAATGCATCTACCTTAAGTAAATGAGATTGTTAAACAAACTAAAAAACATTCGCCCATGAAACATTCTACGCAATGAGCACAAACCAACCGACGTTAAACACAAAACAACAGAGTTATGAATACAATTGAGAGATTCAACAAGGTCTTCCGAGTGAAGACGATTGCAGGGATGCTGGCACAGACCGACTACATCATCCTGTGTACATTCCATCAATTCATCATCGCGATGGATTTGGATGCAACATCAGATGACTACGCAGAGGAAATGCACGAAGTGATGGACGAGATTGGGTTTGCATTAGGTGGTTATGTCGCAGTCAATGAGTACGGAGATGTGTATGTCGAGCAGTTGTACACCCAAAGCATCGCAAACTAATGAGAGCAACAATTGAATTCTGGAACTTCGATGGGCGCAAGGTCTGCATCAAGAACAAGACCTTCACCGACGAGAAGCACATGGACAACTTCATTGCCTACATGGCGCGAACAAAGAAGTGGGTATGTGATGAAGTTTTTATCGAAGACGCACAATAAGCAGTCATCAAGCAACGTTAAACAATCAAACAACAGAACAATGGAATTGACAAGCAAAATCATTGCCTACGAGTCAGGCGAAGGAGATGCGAATGACGTATTGGAACTATTCTCGGGACTAATTCGTTCCGGTTTGGTTTGGTCACTGCAAGGTCACTACGGCAGGACAGCAACAATGCTTATTGAGAAAGGTTACCTGAATTACGAAGGAAAAATTTTGAAGCGAGTACAATAAGCAGTCATCAAGCAACGTTAAACAATCAAACAACAGCATCATGTACAGCACACAGCAGAAGCCGTTCAACTTTGTTGATTCAAAGCGAGCAACCCGCAGACAAGTATCCTTCACGCTTGACACGGAAGGTAGCAGGAATTGGGTATTGAACGTAGACGGAACCAAGTACGAAGTATGGAAGACCACATTGGTGGTCACCAACAGGAAGGGGTATGTCATCGATGTGCAACCATTCAAGTTCACATTGAATGCTCTTCGAGACACAGAGGATAAGATTTGGAAGGAAATTGCAGCAAAGAGAGAGGATGCACAATAATAGGACATCAATCAACGTTATAACATCAAACAACAGAGCCATGAAAATCTATGTAGAAGCCAAGAGCAAGAAGCAAGTCAACGAAATGCTTGCAAGCGGACAGCAAGTCAGTGGTTACAACCACAGCATCTTTGGTGGTGGAGGATACTACAACATCTCAGACCTTGCCGATGGGGATATCGTCGCCATCTATGAGAAGACCATCAATGGGAATCCTGTAGCAAAGTCATGGGGATGCTATGTAAAAAACAAGAACTTACTGAAATGAACTACGAAATTCAGCATCAACTCATCGAGTTGAGCAAGCAGGACGCAAGTCCATCAGCCCATCGTTGCGAACGTTGCAACCAAAAGATTGACCATGACAAGACCATCTGGCTTGAACTCTCAAACACCAGTGGAAACTATTATGAGACCTTGCCATACGGGCACGAATCACAAGGTTACTTCCCATTCGGCATCGTCTGCTCACACGTACAGATTCAAGAGACCTTCAGCCCTAACAAAATCCTCGATATCTCACCCGACTGCTCACAACAAAACTAATTAGCCATGTACTTTCAAATCGTAGACCAGCACAAGTTCGATACCACCACCAAGCGGGTGGAAGTCAGTGGGGACAGCGTCACTATCATCACTGCCGATGGCCATTACTACGAGTCATGGGGCGAGCATGGCGAGAACGACTACCTTGAATATGGGTTTGTCATCAAGTATGGCCCAGAAAATTCACCTCAGTAGGCAATAATCAGAAGTCATCAGACGTTAATCTATCAAACAACAACAGACATGAAGTTCGTAATGCCCAATCAAGAAGAGTTCATCTATCAGTCCATCATGGATGGTATGGACATGGTTATTGTAGCAGCAAGGGATGAGAGGCGAGAGTACGGGTTTGACCTGTATCTCCCATCTCCTCAGACAACCGGAACGTACACCCAACGTTCAACCTATGCAAGACTGGCGGCACAGAAGATGAATGACTTCGTGAAGCAGTCCCTTCGCCGCCTCATCATGGAGGATGCTCCGACGCAGAATGTAACTATCTACCAAACCAAAAGTATCTGACATGGAATTTCAAAGAGGACAGGAAGTGCTGGTGCGTGAACCCAGCAGTATGCTGTGGTGGAAACGAATCTACCTTGCATACGTCGAGGGATGCGAAGAACCCCACATTGTTGTACTTGGCAAGGACACAGACAAGTTCAAACGCGGAGGTAAGTTTCAGTGCATCAGTTACGCTGAAGCCAAGGAAGTAGACGGACACATAGGTCTCATCGGTACAAACGATGATTAGTTATCAACATTGCACAATAAAATGATGAAAGATGCGTTATACTTGTGAAACCTTAATTCAAAACAATGGATAGTTTGAAAGAAACCCAGAGAGAGAAGCGACTGCGAGAGTATTCTGAATTGACCGGAGTCGTTCTCGCTAAGATTATCGTTGTGACATTGGCAATGGTTGCCGCCAACAAATTTGGTCACGATGCAGTAGTAATTGCTCTCCTCGCCCTAATCTTGGGCAAGGGAGTTGGAAAGAACAAATAACGAGCAGTAACGCTGTTAGGCTGGCGCGGAATAAAAAGGGTTTGTATTAAGCCAGCAAACCAGAAACCCCGAAAGACCCGAACTCGTTATTTTAGTCAGGTGGCGGAATTGGTAGACGCAAAAAGATGTAATCAAAACCGACCTTTAAGGAGTGGTTGGCGTTAGTAAGGGGGCCACTCTGAGACAATGCATCATACAGGTTCGAATCCTGTCCTGACTACAATATGCTTAAAGATATAATTCAGTTCAAACAAACTAAACTATATGCAAAAGCGTATTAACCCCGACTTTGTGACACGAAACAGGGAAAATTGCCCCCACTCTGTGACACAGAGTCAACCCAAGAATTTACAAGTTAAATCAATAAATCAAGTTAAACAATGACAGAGTTCAAAACTGGAGACCGCGTAGAAGTGCGCGATTACGACAACACGGAATGGCTGCCAAGAATTTTTGTGGCGAAAGTGGACCTCCCGCACCCGTACGTTGTGCGCGAAGAAGGCAGGGACTGGGGGATGACATTCGCCCAATGCAGACACGAAATTGTTGATGACGCTGAAATGGCAAGACAAGAAAAAATCGCAGAACTCGAACAACAACTTGCACAAATCAAAAACAAATGAAAGACAACGTGAAATTTTTGACTGCAAAAGAAAAAGCACAACTCTTAGTCATGCAAAACAAAATGGTTTTAATGGAGGAGGACACAGAGTGCGGAAATGAAATCCTATGCACCACAATTGCCAAGAAGATTGCATTACTCACGGCTCAAAATGAAATTGATTACTGGACTGAAGTAAAACAAGAGGTTGAAAACCTTTAACACCAACGAGAAATGAAAAAAGATAAAGGTTGGTTAATACTGCCAATGATTGCGCTTATTAGTCGTGGCCTCGCCCGGACTGGTACGACACCCCGCAGTGCGGATGTATGAAT